AGTATGGAACGGATAATAAAAAAATGCACTTGTGGTAATGAAGTTGAACCATATTTGCTTATTGTAAATCCCAAAACTAAGAAGGTAGAAGAAGTTATGCAACTTAAAACAAATAAAAGTAAAAGTAAAACTAAAAGTAAAACAAAAAGAAGTCAACTAGGTGGGAAAAAAAATAAAAAAATAAACAAAAAGAAAACAATTAGAAAAAAAAAGAAAAATAAAAAGAAAACACGAAAAAATTAATATAAATACTAATAATTATTTATATTAAATGAAGTTAGCATTTATTAGTGGAATTACAGGACAAGATGGATCTTATCTAACTGAATTATTACTGGAAAAAGGATATAAAATTTATGGATTTGTAAGAAGAACTTCTTTACTGTATACAAATAAACGCATTGATCATTTACGCAATAGAATAATACTTCGTTATGGAGATTTGACAGATTTCTGTGGATTAAATACATATCTAAATAATATAATAAAGGATAATGAAGGGTTTGATATACTTGAGATATATAACTTAGGAGCACAAAGTCATGTAAAGGTATCATTTGAACTTCCAAAATATACAACAGAAGTAGATGCTATTGGTGTATTGCATTTATTAGAGATTATAAAAAGTTTTCATTTTAGTATTCAAAAAAAAACTAAATTTTATCAAGCAGGTACAAGTGAAATGTATGGTAAAGTATTGAACGATATTCAAAATGAAAATACACCGTTAAATCCTATATCACCTTATGGATGTGCAAAAGTATATTCTCATTTCTTAGTAAAATGTTATAGAAAGTCATATAATTTATTTTTAACAAATGGTATACTATTCAATCATGAATCGCCTAGAAGAGGAGTTAATTTTTTAACTATGAAGGTTATCAATGGTGTTAAAGAAATATCAGAAGGTAAATTAACACAGATTCGTTTAGGTAACTTAAATAGTAAACGCGATTGGGGTCATGCTAAAGATTATGTAAGGGGTATGTGGTTAATGTTACAACAAAAAAGTCCAGATGATTATGTTTTATCTACAGGACAAACTTATACAGTCCGTAATTTTGTAGAAAAAGCATTTGCATATAAAGGATATACTATTCACTGGAAAAATGATACAGGAAAAGAAGTAGATGAATATGGTGTAGACGATAAAGGGATAACTCGAATTGTTATAGATGAAAAATATTTCAGACCATACGAAGTAGATTTATTATTAGGAGATAGTAGTAAAGCAGAAAAACAACTTGGATGGACACGAGAATTTGATACTCTTGATAAAATTATAAAAGATATGTTTGAAAATATATTGGTTTAATTAATAATATATTTAAAGATAATCAATGTAAATATACTATAATGATATCAGTGTATATTCAAGGTGGATTAGGAAATCAATTGTTCCAAGTATTTGCTTTAATGTCATATTGTTTTGATAATGGAAAAAAATTCGTTATTCCAGGTTATAAGTTAGACCCACAATCAAAAGAAGGTTCTCCTAGACCAACTTATTGGCATAGCTTATTAAAGGGATTGTCTCCTTATATTGATAAACAACTACATCCAGAAAAGCGTTATACTGAACCACATTTTCATTATCGTGCTTTGCCAGATATTAAAAATCACGGTGATGATGTTAGTTTTGAACTGTTTGGTTATTTTCAATCACCTCGTTATTTTCACCATAACTTTGGCAAAATCAACGAAATCGTTCAAATTACAAAGGCTAGACAAGAAACTATTAATAGATACAAAATAATGTATTTTGACAAACCTACTATTTCCATGCATTTTCGTCATGGTGATTTTAAAAACATTCAAGACTATCATCCTATTCTTCCATTTATGTATTATAAAAATGCTTTAAAAAAAATAGTAGAAGAAACAGGAATAAAAGATTATCGTATTATTTATTTTTGTGAAAAAGAAGATCTAAAGCGTGTAGGTGATCATGTAAGATTTATTAAAAAAGATTTTCCAAAAATGCGGTTTGTAAAAGGAGATCTTGAAGCAGAAGATTGGGAACAAATGTTAATTATGTCTGGTTGTAATCACAACATTATTGCTAACAGTACATTTAGTTGGTGGTCAGCATATTTAAATCAAAGTAAGGATAAAATTGTATGTTATCCTGATAAATGGTTTGGTCCAGCAATGGGTAATAAAATAATGGGCGATCTTTTTCCAGCAAATTGGACTAGAGTTACTACCGATAATGTAAAAACTTCAAAAAGTGAAAATGTAAGTGCCGGTGCTGTTTAATTTTTAAATATAATATTAAATAATCTATATTATATTTAAAATTCTATATTATATAATTAACTATAATTATTTTATTCTAATATAAAAAGCATCTCCCCAACCACAATTTCCCCACATTTGACATGCTACTCGCTTAAATCCATTATTACCTAAAAATTCATCTATTTCTGACAATAAAGCACAACCTTTATAAACATATTCTGTATTTACTTCTGTGTAAATATAATCAATATTATCTATATAATTACCCATACTTTTCAATGCTTTTAATTCAGCACCTTGAATATCAATATTCATAAAATTTATATTATCAATAGGAATATTATTTGTTTTAATAAATGTGTCTAATCTAGTTGTAGTAACCTGTTTCTTTCCGATCATTTTAACATATGGGTGATGTTTAGAATGAGTCCCAAAATCAAATATAGATGAGCTTTGTCCATTGTCCGCAACATTAAACTCAATTGTTTTTCCGTCTTCTACATCTATAACAGATTGATAAACCTTTAATGTGTTATCTTTCTTTTTCATTAATTCAACCTTTTCTTGCATTGCTTCCACCCAATAAATATTATCATTATTTACACCTTCTTCTAAATAATATTTTTGCTCTTCACATTCATGAGCACCTATATGTAAAACACCTTTTATTTCTAGGTTTAGCTTGGATCTAAGTATTTTCAGTGGTATTATCATTATATTAAATTTATAAGTAAATATATTTATATATTTAATTATTTAATTTATATTTTACTTGTTATATATTTAAATGTCTCATCAAATGTAAATTGTTTCTTTACTTTTTGTAAATTTCTTTGTTTTTCAGTTATATCAATTCCATCTAAAATTTCTGGTAATTTTGATATGTCTTTACTATTTATTATTACAGAAAAATCGTTCCAATCTAATATATCACTGAATGGTAAAACCATTTTGTCATGCCATATATAAACAGGTATACTATTTGCTTGTATTGCTTCGTATATACGAAATGAAGTGTATCCATAGCCTCTAGGTGCTAGGGTGAAAATACTTCTATTTAATATTTCTTTGTATTTCTCAAAATTAACTGAATTAAACATTTGATATTTCTTATTTGTATTCAGTATATTAAACATATTAATTCTACAGTAATGAGTATCAAATCTTCCCATAAAAGAACAAAATATATCCTTATTTGTTTTTATAGAAGGAAATAATGGTTTACACATTAATGGAATATCATAATCTCCTTTATTTCCATAAAATATATGCCTAGTTAATCCATGGTATAATAATTGTTTTTCAGATGTTTTACCTTTAACATTAATACCTCCTCCACCAGCACTAAAAACAATTATATCAATATCAAATTTATCTTTATTTACAAATATACCAGACGCATATTGAACTATTGTGAAATATTTTTTACTTTTATCTAGTTTATTCAACCACTCATATAAAGGGTTAATATTATTAGCATAATTATGAGTTACATAATAAGATGTCCAAAATACGGGTATGTATATATAGTCTGTTTTAATACTATGATGACTACTTTTAAACATTTCAAAAAATATCTCTTCCATATTTTTTCCAGAAGTATAACCAGGATAATTGGATAAATATGCTGGTTGAAATTCAATAGGAATATCTAATATTTTCATATAATGATAATATTGGATATATATTTAAATTATTGTTTAAAATATTGATACATTTTTGCATATGCTACTCTTGCATATTGTTGTTGTTTTGATATATGACTAAGATAAACACTATCATTGCTTATAACATGATTATACTTAAGACCATTTACAATGTAAAATTGTACATCTAATTGGGTAAAAAACATATAATTCATCAATATTACATCAAAACTATGAGAATTTTTTATTAATTCAGATTCTTGTGTTAAATCAATTGTATTTATTACAAACTTATTTAAAATATAGTTACCTATATTTAAAATATGATTCATGCGACCTGAATTTTTATTTTGTAATTCTATATTCTTTAATTTGTTAAAATTTTCCTTATTTAATTTTGTGTATTCTCCATTTATTGTACTAAAATGGTTAAAATTAAATGTTTCTGAAGCATAACATGGTGATATAATTGAATTTTTAGGTGGATTATGTTTTTCGATAAATTCAGTTGCTTTATTAAAATAATCTATATCCGCAAAATTATCAGAATCAATTAATGCTATCCATGTATTTGTTGCTAATTTACATGCTTTTATTTTATTTAAAAATGGACCTAATCTTTTTTCATTTACATGTAATTTTAACTTATTATTGTCAGGAAATGTTTGTTTTATTTTTTGAACATCATTTCCATTTTCATCTGTTATTACAATTTCTGAAATTAATGGATTATTCAAATATTTTTCTAAATACCCTCTCAAATATGTATCAAATCGGTTCATTGTTGGAATGCATAATGAAAACATATAATTACTATAAATATAATGTCTTTATACCATAATTAAAATATAAAGATATCTAAAAAATAAATCTAAATGAGTGTAGTATTTCAAATAAAAGGGAGATTAGGAAACGCAATATTCCGATACTTGGGATGTAGTTTTTTATGTTTAAAATGTAATTTAAATTATCAAACAAATGGTAACTATAATTTTATTATTAATGATGAAATGTTTAAAAAGATAATTGATTTGGACAGCAAAAATTTTAACATAAATATAGATAATAAAACTAACTATTTAATGAATGGATATTATCAACATGATATTGTATATAGAAAATATAAAGATGAAATATTAAAATATATGAAATCAAATATAGAACATTTTGTATTGACAGATGGTGTTAATGCTGGAGATGGAAATATTGAAAAATTTTACATAAAAGATATTATACATAATCCTACAAATTTTAATAAATTTTACGATCTAGCAATTCATATAAGATTGGGTGATAAAGTTGATCATGGAACAACATTATCTATTGATAGCATTAAAAATATAATAAGTAAAATAAATATTCCTAAAAATTCTTGTTTAATCGTTAATAAACCGAAAAATACATATGAGCAATGTTTTATAAATGATATTAAAGAATATATAAAATTAACCAAAAATATTTCTATAAACATAGAAAGCAATGATATTCTTACAGACTATCATATAATGCGAAATAGTAAAGTATTAGTATGTTCTATTAGTACAATATCATGGTGTGCAGCATTTTTATCAACAAAAATAGTAAAATGTTACATGCCTGATTATCCAGAGCGTGTAAATAAAAATGGTCATTGTAAATATCCTATTGAAAACACTGAATTATATCATTATACTTAATTTGGAATCAACTCGTATTTTTTTATAACATCTTCAGGTACACTAATATTGTCTTTTTTCTTTAAAACAACCATACTATTTGATTTGGTTTGTTCTATTATATCAAAATAATTTAAAACAATATGATAATGTTTCCTAAATAAAAAATCATCAAATAAAACAACACAATCATCTTTAATTATATCAAAACACTTTAAACAACAAGCAACACGAAATCTACCATCAATAAATACCATATCAATCTCTTGTTGTTTTTCAATACCTAAATTCTTCATGTGGTTACTATAGTTTATTTTCTGTTGATTTGTTGCGTTTCTACCAGGATAACCCCATGTATTTGGTCGAGTGTTAATATCATTATATATATATTTTATATCTCTGTGTTTTATTTTACTTTTCAATCGTCTTTGCCATTGTATATCACTTTCAACCGAATAAATTTTTTTTATATTATCTCTTATACTTGCCTGGTATGTACTACCCCCACATCCAAATTCAAAATAAACAGTTGATCTATCAAGATATTTGTAAAACATTGCTTTGTCTTCTTCATGAAAAAATGGCTTCATTTATATATGTATTAATATACTAAAAATAACACTATTTAATTTAATTTAAATAAATAATCATTATGCGTACCATCCCATCTAGGATTATTTAACTTATTGTAATTTGAAAAATTTTCTTTTAAACTATAATTATTTTCATTTAAATAACTAGTTATATTATTATAATCTTTGTTGTATATTTCTACTAATAAATAATTGATTTTATATTTATTAAAGTCTAATCCTTTTAATACTTGATATTCATGTCCTTCAACATCTAATGATAATAGATCAATTGATGTTGATATTTTTGAATCAATTAGAATATTAGTAAGATTATTACAATTTACTTCGATTAAATTATTCTTATATCTACTTCTTCTTACTGAATTTATACTCGACATCAATCCATCTTTAGGATTACTAAAATTAAAATCACCTAAAACTGTTTTTTTATTATAATCATTTGAAACACACGCATAGTTATAGCATTTTGAATTAGGTCTATTATTTTTACATATTTCATATAATATAGGAGATGCTTCAATTAAAACTCCATTCCAGTTTCTATTTTTTTCAAAAAAATAAGTATTACTTTGTAATATACCATTATTAGCACCTAATTCAATATAAGTACCATTTGATTTATGTTTAAATAGCTCATCTAATTTCTTGTCCAATGGTATTCCATTTGAATCCTTTAATCCATAGTATTGCATTTTATAACAATATTACCATTTTAATATTTAAATATTAAAATAGTAATTGTTATATCAAAACAAATGATTAAAAATGAATTATTTTATTGTAAAAATAAAGATACATATCCACCATTTAAAAATGGTATGTATCTAGAAGAATATTTTTTAGATACATTTATTAAAAATAAACCAAATCTCAAAAGAAAATATATTCCTGCGTTATGGACAAATTTTCAAATAGAAGGATGGTTTAAAAATAATGAAAATAAAGAAAAAATGCAAGAATCATTGAATGAATGGGTTAAACAAAATCCATCTGATAATGGATATTTTACAATTGTTCAACATGATGATGGAGTAAAACTTAAATTACCCGATAATACTATTATTTATGGTACTGGTTGTGGTGATGTGCCTATACCACTTGTATATCAAGATATTAAAAATACATTATCAAGTATTACTAAAAAATCTTTTCAAGATAAATTCATACTATGTTCATTTGTTGGTGCTGAAACCGCTAATAATGTATTGCCTAATGTAAGAAAACAGATTAGAATAAAATTTAATAATAACAATAAATTTATTATCCATTTTACAAATGGATGGACTTCTAATGTAGATATTAACAAACAGCATAATTTTATTAAAACTACTTCTAATTCCAAATTTGCGTTGGCTCCACGAGGTTATGGCAGATCATCTTTTCGTTTTTTTGAAATTTTCAAATTAGGATGTATACCTGTTTATATATGGAATGATAAAGAATGGTTACCATTTAAGGATAAAATAAACTATAGTAAAATATGTATTTCATTAAATGTAAATGATATTGATAAATTAGAAAGTATACTTTCTAATATAAATGAACAACAATATAATAATATGTACAGTGAATATCTTAAAATAAAACACTATTTTACAGTAGGAGGTATATATGATTATGTAATTGATAAAAATAAATAACTATTATAATTTATGGAAATAATATTAAAAGTAAGTGTTTAATATTATTCAATGTCTATACCAAAGATAATACATCAATTATGGATTGGTAGTAAACCAGCGCCTACCAAATTTATGAACACATGGAAAGATAAACATTCTCATTTGGGATATGAATATATTTTTTGGAATGAAGAAGAGTTAGATAAAAGGGGTATGGTGTTGACCTTGAAAGATAAGATTGATTCTATCGAAGAAATTAATGGAAAAGCGGATATTATACGATGGGAAATATTGGAAAAGTATGGAGGGGTATTTGTTGATGCTGACTCTATATGTATTGAACCAATTGATGACATTTTAATGAAATGTAAATGTTTTGCCGGTTATGAACAAGAAAAAATAAGAAAAGGCTTAATCGCTACTGGAACAATGGGGTTTCCACCTAATCATTTAATTGTAAAACGATGTATTAAATGGATAAGAGAAAATCATGTCTCCCAAAAACTAACCAATCAACGAGCATGGTACAATGTAGGTCCGGGACTACTAACTAGAATAGTAAATGACTATCAAATGACAAACGAAATTAAGGTGTTTCCTAGTTATTATTTCTTACCTCGTCATTATAGTGGTATTGAATATAAAGGACATGAAAAAATTTATGCTTATCAAGAATGGGGGTCTACAAAACAAAACTATGAAACAATGAATCAGTTATCTCTCCCTAAACAATTTTCTAAACCAAATGATTCTGTATCCGTTTTAGTGTCTAGTTTAAATACACAAGCATCGTTTGTTAAAGAATGCTTGGACTCTATTAAAAAACAGGAGGGTTTATTTAATATAGAATTGGTATGGATAAATGATGGTTCAGATAAATTACATACTACTATTCTTAAAAAACAATTAAAACACTTTGAAAAAACAACTAGATTTACTACTGTAGTATATAAAGAAAATGATGGTAATAAAGGAATTGGATATACACTTAATCATGGTGTGTTATTATGTAGCAATGAAATTATTATTAAAATGGATAGTGATGATATAATGATTTCTGATAGAATTATGAAACAAATGAAATTTATGGAAAATAATCCTAATATTCACATATGTGGTGGTCAAATAAATATGTTTCGTGGCAGTACAAAACATGTCGTAGATATTACAAGATTACCTACTATTCAATGGCAAGAGTTTAAGAAAAGACCAACGCATTGGTTTATAAATCACCCTACAGTTTGTTATAGAAAATCATCTATAATTAAAGCAGGTAATTATAACCCTGAATTGAAAAAGATGGCTGAAGATTTTAATCTAGAGTTAAGAATGTTGAAAATGTTTGGAGTTGTTTATAATTTTCCTGAACCTTTATTGTATTATAGGCTTCATCCTGGTCAAATTACTCACAAAGGTGGCAGTGAAGGAAGAGCTTATTGGAATGAAATTCGTAATAAAATGATTAAAGATTTAATAGATTAAAAACAGTTAAATTATTGTATAAAAATATAAAATTTATAATATATTTTTATAAAGAATATTTTGATATAATACTTTTGGGTATAAGTGTATCTTTAATTTTATCTAGTTTTTTATAACATTTATTAATGGTAACCTCACTTATTTCACTATAAGAATTTACTTGCTTTTTTGTTATATTTAAATTACAACATTGAGCTACAAAATAAACTATTCCTGCAGCAACACTATGTGGTGTATTCTCAGGGATAATATTATTTTTTTCTATTTTCATTGCTACAAATTTACACAGTTTTATCAATTCACTATTCATGTTTAATCTACTACAATACCGCTCTATAAATGCTATTGGTTTAGTTCTGTGAAAATGTGTTTTTTCATTATTTTCAAGTCCAGTTTCATTTTTCTCTAGTAAATGTACAGCATGTTTACAACCTTTCGTAGCAGATGTAGCATCTAACTTAAATACTGTAGCAATCTCCTTGGCTGTTCTAGGGTAATTATGAATTCTACACGCAATATATACAGATGCTGCTATTACTCCTTCTCTATTAAATCCTCTAAATGTTCTCATCTCTGATATAATTTTATGTTGTCTTAATGCTTCATCTTGTATCATTTTCGGAATACCAGCAATTCTAGACATTGCCTTAATATGCTCAAATTCATCATATTGTGATTTTTCTTTATATGGCATCGACTGCCATTCTGTGTATCTTTTAATTTTTCGCATTTCATATGATGATTTACCATTACATATTACTTTACATCCATATGATGATTCTTTTAATAAATGATTTACTGGCATTCCACATCTAGTAGGATCTCTACTAGATGAATCATCTGCTCCATAAAACCTCCATTCTGCTGTTTGATCTAAACTGTCTTTATATATTACACTACATTTATTATTACTACATGTTAGATAATTTGATTCAGCGTATTGTAATGGTGAATTACATAACTCACAATTTTCTCTTGAAGAATTACTTTGGTTTGAATACATTAACTCTAATGATTGAGTTTTTGTATTATATTCATGGTCAAATGCATCCCATAAGTCTTCTTTCTTTTTCTTCTTTTTTTTTCGTTTAGTATTTTTTACATTTTTTATTTTAACATTTAACATTTTAAAATATAAAAATAATAATATATTTAATTCAATTTTATTATATATATTTATAACATATGGGAAATACTCAAAGTCAGGGGAATAGTAAAAAACCTGATATGTTTTTTAACGAAGAATTGGTTAATAGCATAGATGAAATAGCTTCCAAGTTAATATTTGAACAATCTTTTCAACAACTACTTAAACTTAATGATCCTACATATTGTGAACAAGTATCTGTATTAACACATAGGCTCTTAAAGAAAAAATTAAAACCAATAAATGTAAATGTTGTTTCTACTAGAGTTAAATATGGAAATCAAGATTTGTATGCGATTACAGACGACGGGTTTAAAGAATTAAAGGTTGTAAATGAAGAAGGAGAAAAAAATTATAATAAAAATGAAATGTGTTTAAATGTATCTAAATTTTATACTAAGATTTTCCAAGCATATAGTGCAATTGTAGGAGCAATAAATCCTGTGTATGTATACAAAGATCTTGATGGTGAAAAAAATATTAAATCTGTGTTTCAAGATATTAGTGATGAAAATAAAAATCGTTCTGATATAGGATTAAGAAGCTTATGTTCTAGACGAATTTTCTATCTTAAACCAAAAAAAATGGGAGAGAAAGAAATGACAATTAAAGTTAACAATTGTAAAATGAATAATAAAGATAGAGAAATACCATATTTAACTAGAGAACATGTTGACCATCGTGATAAACCTAAAGAAAATGAAATAAAGAATGAGGAAGAAGAAGTAAAAGAAGAAGAAGTAAAAGAAGAAGAAGTAAAAGAAGAAGCAAAAGAAGAAGTAAAAGAAGAAGCAAAAGAAGAAGCAAAAGAAGAAGCAAAAGAAGAAGCAAAAGAAGAAGTAAAAGAAGAAGCAAAAGAAGAAGCAAAAGAAGAAGCAAAAGAAGAAGCAAAAGAAGAGGAAGATGTAGTTCAAAAAGGAGGAGATGAACCTAAAAAAGAAGAAGCAAAAGAAAGTGAAGAGGTAGCAAAAGAAGAAGTAAAAGAAAGTGAAGAGGCAGTAAAAGAAGAAGTAAAAGAAAGTGAAGAGACAGTAAAAGAAGAAGTAAAAGAAGATGAAAAACAAGAAATGAATGGAGAAGTAAAGATGGTTTCGGATATTATTGATACAATGACATTAGCAGATGAACCTGGTATTGTTTCATTGGAAAATCTTTATAAAGATGTTATGAAAATAAAAACCGATGATGGAAAATTAAAAGGTGAATTTGTGATGTCAGATAAATCTAAAGCAAAATACAAACAAGACTTAATGGATTTTTATAAAACATTTGTACCAAAAGGGACAAACATTAAATCTATTGAAAAGTTTAGTGACATTAAATTAAAAGACTTTACAAAAACAAAAGAATGTTTAAATAAAGATGTCGCTTTTCCATGGGGTAAAACAATAAAAGGAGACTCGCGTAAAAAAGAAGATAAACTATTTATAGAATATGGAAAACATTTCCAAACTATGATATCTAATGTAAAAGAAAGAGAAACCGAACTTATTGAATTATTACATGAATTGTTTACTTTTGATTTAAAAAAAGATATACCAATAAAAATTAAAGGTGATTTAACTGAAGATAAATTAAATAAGCAAATTATGCCAAAGATTATGAAAACAATCAAAACAATGTATATTGATTGTGAAAAAGACTTTCAACGAGGAATCGATATATATAATAAAATATACAAACAACGAAACAATCTATAATATTAGATAAAATATTAACTAATATTATAAATGGGATATAGATTAATCGATCAATACTCTCTTCTTCATTTTGCGGTTGGAATAATTGTCTATTTTTGGGGAATATCATTACCTATTTGGTTTATTGTACATACTATTTTTGAAATAGTAGAAAATACACAACAAGGTATCTATTTTATAAATAATGTATTTACATTGTGGCCAGGAGGTAAACCAAAAGCAGATACCATGTTAAATCAATTAGGAGATTCAATATTTGCAGTACTAGGATGGGTAATCGCATATTATGTAGATGAATATGGAAAAAAGTGGCATTTATATTGAGCAACAAAAATACAAAATATGGGTAAATTTTCTGCATAAAATTTGCAAAACTACTCTAAAAATTAGGGTAAATTTCGGAAAAAAAAGCACCGAAAAAAAGTCTCCAAAAAAAGTCTCCAAAAAAAGTCTCCAAAAAAAGGTTCCCTTAGAACGATTTTTTTCCGAAAAGTTTTTTGAGATTTGGGGTTTTTCACGTTGTCCATTTCACGAAATTCGAAAAAAGTTTTGGAAAAAAATCGTTCTAAGGGTGCCTTTTTTTCAGTGCTTTTTTTTTTGAAAAAAATAGAAATAAAAATACTGTTTTGTTACCATTTATGGGTTGTATATATATTGCTTCTAAATTTAGAAAAAATAAAAATTAATAAATAGTAAAAAAAGTCTCCAAAAAAAGGCACCATTAGAAAAACAAGAAAAATTTCGATGTCAAAAATCTGCATAAAACACCTATTTTAACACATTTTTCATGAAAAATCAATATAAATCTTAAAAAAAACGAGCAAAAAATAAAAAGTTGCTCGTTTTTTGATTTTTTTTAATTTAAGACCATTTATAGTTTATGTAATAAATATTTTTAAAATGCTTATTACGATAAAATTTTAAAAAATCAAAAAAAAGTGTTAAAAAAGTGTTAAATTTTGAAAAATAAATTTTTTTCATTTTTTATTGTTTTTAAATTATTAATGGTTTTTAAAAAAAATATTTTTGAGATTTACTCAAACCAGTCGTCTCATGAAAATTGCTCGTTTTTTTAAAAAAAGTGTTAAATAAGACGATAGTCAAACCACAAATAATTACAATATGATTATATAAGATGATATTATGCTAATAAACAATAACATTTTAGTCAAAAAAATGCCTTTTTTTAAAGCGATTTTTTGATATTTTTTTATTTTTTTTTTAAAAAATATGCAAAAATGAAAAAAAGGCACCATTAGAACGACTTTTATTTTTCTAATGGTGCCTTTTTTTGGAGACTTTTTTACAAAATAGTGCCTTTTTTACAACAATAGTGCTTTTTTTTGGAGACTTTTTTACAACAATAGTGCTTTTTTTTGGAGACTTTTTTTATGAAAAGTGCATTTTTAGAGTAGTTTTTTTGCTCGTTTTTTGCTCGTTTTTGGGACAAAAAATGACAATTTCTATACAACAAAAAAAACTTAAAATTTTTTTCTGATTTTATATAAATGTCTAAAAACGAGCAAAAACGAGCAAATATAAGTAAAAAACGAGCAAAACAAGGAAAAATATTTAATTGTAAAATTTGTGACTATAACACATCTCGTCATTCGAATTATCTTCGACACATTGAGACCAAAAAACATTTAGAAAAACATCAAAAAGTGTTATATAGTGTTAAAAGTGTTAATAAAAAAAGAAAGCCGCCATCTACCAATAAGAAAAATGATAAAAATAATACAAAAAAGAATAATAAGTTTTATTGTGAATTATGTGGTTACAATGCTTCGCAAAAATCACATTATGAGAAACATCTAAAAACAAAAAAACATATAAGTAAAGTTAACTTTTTTTCAAATCATTTAAATAAACCAGAACAAGTAGAAGAAACGGATACATATAATTATATTGAAAATAAAAACATAATAGATGATAAAACAGAAGAAATAAACAAATTAAAAAAACAAATATATTCTATTATTGAAAATCAAAATCTAATCAAAAAGGAAACGGATGACATTAAAATGAAGAGTAAGCAAGGTCAAGTTATTTATAATAACAATATATCTATTAACTTTTTTTTAGATACATACTGTTCAAATGCTCAGCCAATACAAGACTTTATAAGTAATATGTCATTTAAGCTTTGTGATATAATGAGAAACAACGAATTGGTTGAAAATTTCATATCAAAGAAATTATTAAAAGGATTAGAAGAAATGCCTGTAACAGAACGACCGATTCATTGTACTGATCAGAAAAGAAAAAATTTTATTGTTAAAGATGAACGAGAAGGATGGGTAAAAGATACTGCTACAGACAATAGTAGTAAATTATATACTCGTGTTAATCAATTACATAAAAAAGCATATATAGATTTTTACAATGAATACGATAAAGAAAATCCTCTTCCCCATGATGGTGAAAAGGAACAAATAAAATTTAATATTTCATCGCAAATTATAAAACAAAATGATGATGTAAATAAAGTTATTATACGAGATATAGCAAAACAAGTTGATATTTATGATGCATTAGGAGGTGTAAATGACTCGATGTTGGAAAATAATATAACAGAAGATATAAATGACATTGATAGTACCATGATTCATTATCAGGCTTCTACACCTAATATTAATCTGTTATGTTCTACTGAAAATACATTAGTAGATGATATAAATAAATACGATTCTAATGGTGAAAATAACAATACTAATATAAAATTCAGTATTAATATTACCGATAAGCAATAAATACATTATTAAATAATAATATTGTATTTATTCATCCTTATGTGTAGCACTATTTATACTATTTATCAGATCATTTGAATAAATCAACCCACCTGGTTTATAACTATGTATAGATTTATACTTATCATCTGATTTTTTCGATGTACTTTTTCCAAAACGATCCTTTGTATCACTATTCGATTCAGGTGCATTTTTAAGCATTAAATTATTTGGATTGTCGTTATCACTTTTTTTCGTTTTTTTTTGAATTACATTTCCAAATCCATCAATAGAAATTCCTTGTTCTTTTTTTATTGCCATTCTTTCATAATCTGGTATGTAATGATTCCATGATATAAATAATAGATTTGGATATGTATATTTAACTATAAACCCATTTTCATCTAGTTTATCCATTACATATGCTGTACATGCTGCTACATCGTATTTTGGAAGACCTAGTATAAACTCTGGTATTACAAACCAACAACATTTCATATTATTTCGCTGTCTTGATGTTAATTTTATTTTATTATGAACTCGTTGTAGTATTTTTTGATATAATTTAGTTTTGTTATTTGTTTCAGTTTTATCTTGAGTAAATAAATCATCTAAGTTTATTTTTTCTCTAAATCCATCGTCCATTAACATTTAATTAGATAAAAAACTTATAATTATATCGTGTAATATAATTATAAATGATAAAATATATAACATTACCTTCAGGTGGATTTAATTTAATAAAATATTTGGGAGTGATGGAACCTTTCTATAAAAATAAAACAATTAATTTTGATAATATTGAAGGATACTATGGAATATCTGCTGGTGGGATATTATCAAGTGTTCTGTGTTTAAAATTAGAATTTGAAACAATTGTTAAATATTTTATTGAACGACCATGGCATAAAACTTATAATGTTAATAAAATAAATATAATAAATTATTTTAATGAAAAAGGTATTTTTAATAAAACCCATTTTATTAAGTTAATTGATCCATTGTTTAAATCTTGTGGATATGATTTAAAAACACTTACTATGAAGGAGTTTTATCAAAAAACAAACAAAAAACTTACTGTATTTGCTATAAATGCTTCTACTTATGATTTAAAACCATTCAATTATGAATTCACACCTGATATATTGTTATTAGATGCTTTATATTTTACATCTTGTATACCAGGTATATTTAAACCCGAAGAATATAATGATATTTGCTATTTAGATGGTGGTTTAAGTAGCAAAACACCAATAGATTATTGTATAGATATAGATCATGTTAATAAAAAAGATGTATTTGCCATTGATTGTTATTGGGATTTTTACAAAACCATACCAATTTCTAAGGATGATGATTTTGTCATTTTTTTGTATAATATTATGCTTAAAATGTATGTTAATAATATTGCCAAAATATCAAACATGGATGCTCCTTACTTAATTCATATGAAAACAATAAAATATTCCGAAAGTTCTTTAAATGGTATATTTAGTTCTAAAGATGTCCGTGAAAAAATATATTTAGATGGCATTAAACAAGGAGAGAGTTTTATGAAAGAGTTAGAAAAATGAATTTAATAATTTCTTATTATTTAAGTGCAGATTCTATGAAGTTTTTAATATTATCTTCATTAGGTGTAGCATCTAATTCATATACTATGGTTTGTTTTGTTTTAGTGTTTGTATCCGGATTCAGTACATAATCATCATACACAATGTATATGGAAGGGAATCCTTCTATTTCACTTTTTGTTACAACTGATTCATGAACTGCAAAATCATTATCACATTCGTTTACTTTTAAAAATGTTAGTTTATCATTTATATTCCATTTATTATTTTTGTATTGCGATTCGACATCATCCCATACTTTGTGTAATAATCTTCCAGTAGAACTTTCTGTATTGGAATTTGGACACCAGTCTGCCCAAAATAAATAAACAGTTGCTTTTTTTGTAACAGAACTTTTCTTAAGTTTACTATCATCGGTACTATCAAATTCATAATTTGCTTTATAATCCATTATATCTAGTTGAGGTTTAATATAATTAACATATACAAATACAGCTGCAATAATAAATACTATTAATAGAAATAGCCATAATAATAAAGATTTTTTTGATATATTATACTTTAACAAAGCACCGTTTGCTCGTTGAATAATTGAATTTACTTTTTCCATATACAAATAAATATATATATATTTGTATAATTATTTAACGAATTTAAACATAACAATGTTATATAATATACTATATTGATTGAAATGATAATACTAAATAAACAGAGATACAATGGAACATCCCGTCAAAATATTATAATATATGATTTAAATAATTATACTACAACAAATAATTATTATCAAGAAATATGGAAACACAAGTACAATGTATCATTTAAAGATAAAGAACCCGTATTTAAAAAAAGTCTTATAAATTATCTTAAAGGTAATACAACATTTGTTGAACAATAATTTTATATTGTAAAAATTTAATATATTCTTATATTAATGAATAAAACACGAAAAGCAAACCAAAGCATTCGTCATAAGAAAAATAAAACTAAAAAGGTTTACAATAAAGAAGATTTTAAAAGTAAAGATGGAATGTTAACTAGTGTATGGGGACCTAGTTTATGGCATTATTTACATACTATGAGTTTTAATTATCCAAATAATCCAACCGATGTACAGAAGAAATACCATAAACAATTTATTAAATCATTAAAATATGTTTTACCATGTAAGTATTGTAGAATGAATTTGCGTAAAAATTTAAAAGCTGTTCCATTAAATGATGTAGCGCTTAAAAATAGAGAAAATTTCTCTCGATGGATGTATAATTTACATGAACATATAAATCAAATGTTAAAAAAGAAATCAGGATTGACATATGAAGATGTAAGAGAACGTTATGAACATTTCAGAGCGAGATGCAGTGATACATCTATGTCTAAAATAATGGATGAATTGAAAAAAATGGAAAATACAAATAAAAAAGAAAAAGGTTGTGAAACACCACTTTATGGTCACAAAGCAAAATGTGTTATAAAAATAGTACCTAAAGAAAAAAATGAACAAACATTTCAAATGGATAAAGCATGTGTAAAACAAAAAATAGAATTATAATAATAATTTAATTATTCATTTTAATAAATAAAATCAATAATATGATTTTATTTATATTATATTAATTAAAATTTTGAAAAACTAGTAAGTCTAGGTATAAATCCATTTGATGGAGATTTTTCCTTTACATTAGTAATTTCATTGATCAATGGCGTAGGTGTGTTTTCATTTGCGAATCTAGGTGGTACAATGTTTGCTAATTTTGAGGTATCTTTAACTATTTTTTCAGCAATCTTAGGTATTTTGATGTCTGTGTTTAATTTAATTTTATTGTTATCTTTTCCTTTAATACTCCTATCATATTTGTCTAATTTAAGATTGTCTTGTACATCTAATATTTTAGATAAAGATTTATTTAATTGTAGAGGATTCCCAACACTAAACTCGTCGTCTAGTTTTACCTTTTTAAAGGCGGGTTTAGAAAGTTTTAATTTATTTTTAATTGATGAACTTAAGTTATCTAAACTAGAAGTATCTAATTTTATGTCATCATCACTATTACTATTACTATTATTACTATTATCTTCACAAGTAGCACATCTAGGATAAACAACAGGGACTATCTTTGTTTTTAATATATATTTATCTTTTTCATCTCCTCTATTATCTTTTAAATCATGTACATTAATAGGACGAATTGGTTTATTTCTATTTAAATCACATATTGCTTTATTTTTATTTTTTGGATCTATTTTACAGTCCATTCCTGATTTTTCATTTAAAAAATAAAATGGATTATGTTGTCCAATACTTCTAATATATTGATCATTAAAGTAAGCAGTTTCTTTATCTGTTACTGATTTGGTAAAAAGGTTATTCATACTTCCAGAGTCTTTTTCTGAATCAAAACTAATAGGTTTATTAGGATATCCAACATTGTTAACTACGCTTACATTTTCTAAACTTTCTAAACTATTGTTGTAAATATCTTTTACATGTTTTGATTCGTCACTACTATTTCTAATATAACTGATTTGTACTCGTTGTCCCTTTTGAATAGTTTGTCGAAGTGAAACAATTAATTTATCATTATTAGTAATTACTCTATTGGGTGTTCGACCAATACCTTCATTTATCTTAATTTTAAAATCCGAAGCTTTTAAAACAGGATTGTGTTGTAATTTTTCATTAAATACAAGAATAATTGTACTAGCATCATCGTCTGTAATATGTGCTATTTTAAGTATGGGAGCAGATGTATCAATTACATTATTTACAACTGATATTTCATCTGTCATGTCTAGTTTTATGTCATCTACTAATAATTCAACACCATCTTGATTTTTAACTTTATTTTGACGATATTTAACTATAACAGTTTTATCTTGTGGAACTTCCCTACTAGTAGTAATTTTAATTTTATTATTACCCTCTAATTGTGCTTTTATTGGTGATTTGTATTCAATATCTACACTATCTATTTTGTATTTGAAATTATTTTTTAAATCTTCTGTGTTCCCGTCAATTGTAATTGGTTTGGAGAAACTAACTATTATTTCAGAAGGATTCGTATTTTCTACCGATGCTGTTATTCTAGTACATCCTTTTAAACTATATGGTGTTCCTGCTGAAGAACAAGCCTCTGCTGTTGGATTACCATAATAATCAGAAGCACATTTCAATCCACCTATTTCAAAATTATTAATGGAAAGATTTTCATGAGTAAATTCATATCCAGTTATGTCAGATGGTTTGCTACATTTTGTATTATTAGTTAAATCAACCGAATTACTACTTACATTACATGCTATTTCTCTTGTTTTTGTTGGTGTACAATTACTACCACCGGATGTTAAATTTTGCGTTTGTTCTATTTTTCCATCGACACAAGTTCCTGTTGTTGACCAATTTCCATATACACATGTAGCATCATTTGAAGACATATTTGTATTTCCTTCAATTATTTTTGAACTTTGAACTGCTAAAATAGCAAATAATATAGCTATTAAAATAATAATAATTAAAGGTAAAAAGTTTTTCATATAAATTATAGTATGAAAAAAATAAATTATTTTATATGAACTATCTATATAAATGGTTAATAAAGCATCACCGCGTGTATTGTTGCCTAAATTAAGAAAGATTGACTACAAAACTCGAAAACATGCTTATAAATTAAAAAGTTCTACAAGAAAGCGTCGTATGGCAATTGATGAAGGTGTAAAAATGGAAAAGAAAAAGACGGGTCGTACTGAAAAAAAAGCAGCAGTTGCTAAGAAGGCTAGATTCAATATATTAAGAATATATAGAAAAAACAAAAAACCAAAAGAATGTGAAATATTGACAAAAGATATGCGTTATATGGATAAAAAGTATAAGTTAGGAAAAACCAAAAATATTTGCGGTAAAACATCTAAAAAAAAACGAACCAAACAAAAGAAAGCAAAAACGATGAAAAAGAGAAAATAACTAAGTAAATCGTATTAAATATATCGTAAGTAATAATTTATATTAATTACGATATTATGTTAAGTTATTTGGAAAAAGATAGACTTGAAGTAGGTATAGATGAAGCAGGGCGCGGTCCATTATTTGGACCAGTATATACAGCAGCAGTAATATTTCCTCAGGAAGAAGAGTATTTAAATGAATACATTGTTGACAGTAAAAAATTAACATCCCATAGAAAGCGTTTAATGGCATATGATTATGTTAAAGAAAACGCAATTGCTTATTCAACATTTGCCGTTGATGAAAAAATGATAGATAAATTAAATATATTTCATGCTACCTATTGGGGAATGCATCAGGCATTGGATCAGTTACCAGTTGTACCAGATCATATTATAGTAGATGGAAATATGTTTAAACCGTATAATAGAGAAGGGGAATATATACCATATACTTGCGTTGTAAAAGGAGATGATAAGTATGCTTCAATCGCAGCTGCTTCTATATTGGCCAAAGTAGAGCGTGATCTGTGTATTGAAGAATTGTGTGATAAATATCCCATACTAGAAGAACGATACAATATGAGAAAAAATAAAGGGTATGGAACAAAAGATCATATGAATGGTATTAAACAATACGGTGTTACTACTGGACATCGATTTAGTTATAAAATAGTTAATGATATGTCTAATATGTATGATGTATATGAATTAAAGTAAGTAATTATATTCTATAAAATTGATTTAAATAAAACAATTAAGATTTATTTTAATCTAAAAACATGAAGGTAATTGTATTTGACACCGAAACAACTGGACTTATACCTAGCTACAACACATCTTTGTACGATACAAAAAAGTATCCTTATATTGTTCAACTTAGTTGGCTGTTGTTTGATGTGGACAACAATAAGTTAAATGTAGGGGATCATATTATTAAACTACCACCAGGACAGACAATAAGCGAAGAAGCGTCTAAAATACATGGAATCACAAATGAAATAATGCGATCCAAAGGTGTTCCTGCAAGACATGCTCTTCAAGAATTTGCTAATGATTTAAAACAAGCCACTGTATGTGTTGCTCATAATATCAAATTTGACAAACGAATGGTAAGAGTTGAGTTTATACGAAACAAAATGATTGATTACATTCATAAAGGAAATCAATCGATGTACTGTACCATGTATAATTCGGTAGATATATGTAAAATACCACGGACAAGCAAATTACAGGAAGCTAGGGTTATGTTAGAGAAATGCTTACAACAAATAAATATAAGGGACGATATCGAGCAAGCTCACCCCGTTGAATGGATGGAAAAAAACGGGATAAAAGATTATAAAACACCAGAAGAGTTGGGATTGATTAGTATGATTCACGATTTGAAGAGTAAAGAAACAGTATCTTACAAATCACCCAAACTAATCGAACTACACAAACATTTGTTTCAATGTGAACCAAAAAATCTTCACAATTCGATGGTTGATGTATTAGTATGTTTTCGATGTTATTATCAAATGAAGTATAAAAAAGATATCATTAATAGTTCTAATGAACTAAACAACTTATTCAATAAGTTTTGTGGTATATAATTGGTTAAAATTCTATAATGAAATGAATATAATGAATAAAAAACTATAATAATATATTATAATTTTTTATTAAATTTATGAACCACACATTAGGCATTCTTCTTCTTCGTAAGCATCATCACTATTGTTACCAGTTACCATTTTGTCAGGTTCAACAGTAAATTGTTGTGGTGCTGCCTTAGCTTTTGTTCTTAGGTAATACAAACCAGTCTTTAATCCTTTTGACCAACTGTAAAAGTGCATAGTAGTTAGACGATCATATGTAGGATTTTTCATCCACAGATTCATCGACTGACTTTGACAAATAAACTTTCCTCTATCAGCAGCCATATTAATAATATGCTTCATAGGAATTTCCCACACTATTTTATACTTGTCCTTTAATACTTTTGGAATTTGCTTGATTTCTTGTATAGAACCATTATATTTTACCATTTCTTGTTTGATATCTTCATTCCACATTCCAATATTGATTAGCTCTCTTAACAAATGCTTGTTTATAATTACAAATTCACCAGCGATGGTTCTACGCACATACATATTGGAAGTGAAGGGTTCAAAACACTCATTATTTCCTAGGATTTGTGAAGTGGAGGCGGTTGGCATTGGTGCTAACAAAAGAGAATTGCGTAGACCTTGTTCTTTAATAGTCTGTTTAAGCTTATCCCAATCGTATCTATCATTTGATACTTTTACATTCCACATATCGAATTGTAGAATCCCTTTACTAGCAGGCGATCCTTTAAAGCTGTCATAAGGACCATCTACACTTGCTATTTCAGTGCTTTTTTCCAATGCGGCATGATACATTGTTTCAAATATTTTTTCATTTATTTCAGATGCTTCAGGTGAATAAAATGGAACATTCATCATAGCAAATGTATCCGCCAATCCTTGTACTCCTATACCTATAGGGCGATTTCTCATATTACTAGTATGTGTTTTAGTTGTTGGATAAAAATTAATATCAATTACTTTATTTAAATTATTAGTTACTATTTTTGTTATTTCATGTAGTTTATCATAGTCGAATGTTGGTTTTAAAAGTCGCGACACATTAGTATATCCCCCAATCAACTTATCACCATCATATAATTGTGGAACAGTTTGTAAATTATGTTCCTTTTTAAATTTATCGAAATCATCCTGTGTTGACAATTTTACTTCTTTGTATGAAATATTATTTTTCTTTAGTTCATTTTTCATCATTAAACACCAATTACAATTTTTCTTTGTATAGATCTTAATATCATCTAGATGTTTAAATGGTATGGTAGGTGGATTAACAAATTTACTTAGTGCGATGGATGCTAAATTACAAACAGCAGTTTCTTTATCATCACTGTATTCTACAATCTCACAGCATAAATTACTAGATTTAATAGTACCTAGATTTTTTTGATTTGATTTAGTATTACAAGCATCTTTATATAATAGATAAGGTACACCAGTTTCCGATTGACTATCTAAGATTTTAAACCAAACATCTCTAGCATTAATTGTTTTTACACCCATGTTTTTAGATTCATACTCTTCGTATAATGTTTTAAATTCATCTCCATATACATCTGACAATCCACGACAAGTATCAGGACACATTAGCGTCCATTTTTTGTTTTCTTTTACTCTTTGCATAAATAGATCGTTCAGCCAAAGAGCGTAGAATAAATCGCGTGCTCTAGCTTCTTCATCGCCATGGTTTTTCTTCATATCCAAATATTCCATAATGTCTGGATGCCATGGTTCAAGGTAAATAGCAAAACTACCATTGCGACGACCCCCACCTTGATCAACATAGCGTGCGGTATTATTAAATACACGCAACATAGGAACAATTCCATTACTTGTACCATTTGTACCTCTAATATGGCTACCAGCACCACGAATGTTATGAATATGCATACCGATTCCTCCTGCCCACTTACTAATGGCAGCACAATCACCCAATGTATTGTATATACCTTTTATACTATCAGATTCCATTGCTATTAAATAGCAAGAACTTAGTTGTGGTCGAGGAGTTCCAGCATTGAATAGTGTTGGAGTAGCATGCGTGAAATATTTACTACTAAGCATATCATAAGTTTCTTTTGCTTTTTCTAAATTGTCTTCATGAATACCTAAAGCAACACGCATCCACATATGTTGTGGTCGTTCAACAATTTTTTTATTAATTTTAAGCAAATAAGCTCTTTCTAAAGTTTTAAATCCAAAATAATCAAAAAGATAATCTTTATCAAAATCAAACCATGATTGGATTGTTTCATGGTGTTTTTTTACTATATTATAAAGTGAATCGGAAATTATGGGTGTTTTAATATTATGAATATCTGTATTGTTATAAAGTTGTTCAACAACTTGTAAATAATTTTCACTAACCATTTTATGATGATTTGAAATTAAAATACGACTGGCTAATACAGCATAGTCCGGGTGCGTTGTTGCCAATGATGCACATTGTTGTGCTGTTAATTCATCTATTTCCTGAGTAGTAATATCATCGTATAATTGATCGATGATTTTTTGGCAAAGAGAGGTATAATTTACATGTAATTTACTTTTACCTTCTCCTTGTCCCAATGTTTTAATTCTTTTCAGAATTTTATCAAAAGATACTGGTTCGCGAGTTCCATTTCGCTTAATTACACAATCTTCATACTTTTCAGACATTTGTAAAATAATATATTATTATTATTTTAAGTGATTATTGTTAAAGATTAAATAAATAACTTTTTTATCTAAATGAAAATATATAATAAAGTATTTTAATAATGAAAAAAATATTTGAATATGTTTTACTGACATTGGCTATATTATCAATATTAGTGATAATAATTAAACGAGAAGGGTTTAGCAATCTTTCTAGTTTTCCTTCAGCATATAAAGAATTATTATTGGATAGTTTTAAACGAACGAATGATACTAGTTACAAAAGTATGAATTACAGTGAACAGGCAAAAAATGTTCCTAAATCGGAAATGAGTAGTTATTCTCAAGTTACGAAAAATATCTCTCCCGATTTGATATCAACACTATGTGATGGCAACGAACCATTTCCAGGTATGTGTTCTACATTGTATGCAACTTATTGATATTAATTAAACATTATTTATTTGATTTTACTTTTATTTGAAATAGTAACTATTTAAATAAAATACTATACTGTAGTATAATAATAATTTACTTGAATATTATTATATGTTAAAAATAAGAGATAATAAGGTAAAAAAAGAAGAAGAATTAAAGATGGTCTTACCAGATGTGGTTATTGAAAAAAGAACTGAATTGCAGAATTTTTTACAAATATCGTTCATAACACAAGATTCATACAAACCTTGTAGAAAGTTTACACATATTTTTGTACAAATATTGTATGTGTACACATTAATATTAATTGGACTTATTGTTTTATTTATAGTGTATCCTATTTGTGGATTTTTATTATTACCTGTAGCATTCACTTTTGGATATTTTTCAAAATATTACAATCGTCATAAGGAAAGTTTACGAATGTTTGAAGAAGAGGCACATGACCGTGAACTCACATTGCATAAAATATCCGTTACAAACACCGAACCAAATCTATCACCCGTCACTACATATGTTGCAGAGTGTCCATGTAAAAATCCCAAAAAGACGGTGCTTTATATACATGGTTTACACTCTGGTGCGTACCAGTTCTTCGACACTTTGTTGACAATGCGTGATACAGGTGATGTACATGGATACTCTATAACTCTACCATGTTGGGGTATTAGTGATACCCCAAAAACAAGTGGAATGAACATTCGCGAAATAACAGAGTGGCATGGTGAAGTTATCGCTGAAGTGTGTACAAAATTAGAGCTTCCGTCTGATTTGATAGTTGTATCTCATTCCTTTGGTGGTATGGCTGCTGTGAATTTTACATACTCACATCCCGATAAATTAAGTACACTCATTATGATGGCATGTCCAGGGTTACTTCCTACATTAGGTCATAATGGTTGGTTGTGGGGAGTCCTTTTTAAACTATGTATTCCTGAGATGTTCTATAATGGTTACCTAGGATTACTCTATTGTGCTCCCATATATATTTTATCATTGTATCAAAAATGGAATACTTTAGATGTTACTGAATTTTGGATAAGAACTCGTAAGGAATTGTTTGGTCACTACATTTGTTCAATGTATATAAGTCAGACTCCATTGAGAGTGTATTGGATGGAACATTATTTATCAAAATTAGCTCGTGTGAAAGCCAAAGTAGGGCTAATTTATATGGAAGAAGATACTATAATACCACCGCATCAAGGGGGGTTTATTGGTCCAGGACTTGGAATTCCTTATAATGTACTAAAGGGTAGAAACCATCGAGATTGTGAAGGTCTGGATGCTATTGCTATGGTATTGTTCATGATTGATACAGCAAAGAATGTATCTCCATCAGGAATAGCATTTGCCGATACTGTGGGAAAATTTAAAAGTAAAGAAAATCCTACTTCTATTTCCCCATATGTTGCTGGTGATATGATTCAAAGTTTTTATAAATCAGTAATAGAACAATATCCTTTGTTATACAAATAATTCTAAATTATTGAAATCCGTATACGATCTAAAATAAAAATTCAGTGAAAAATATATAAATATAACAAAAATGTTAATTTAAATGAATTCAAAAAATACAACAAAAAATAAAGAAGAACAAATTGAATATGTTGTGCTTAATCCAATAAGCAATTCTTTTAAAGAATATAAAATGAAGTATTATTATGAACCATTTTTAAATTTTCATCATGAAATTTCTTGGAGATGTGTACTTGGACCAGCCAGGGCGTATGTAAGAGGAAGAGACATAAATGATAAGTCATCTTATTATTTAAAATTAAAATAAACAAAAAACAATAATTTATAAGTAAATTATTGTTTTTTATATTAAAATCTTTATTTACAATCCATTTGTATTAATTTTAATAATCACTTTTTTATCCTTTTTTTGATTTAAATATGAAAAGTTAAAATTATCACTAGTAATATCGGAATCATCACCCGTGACAGTAGTTTGATATTGATTGTTTAGCTTAATTATTTGAGTATTACTTTTTACATTATCTTTATTTTTTTTAACTCTTTTATTTGGTTTTCTATGATCATATCCTTCATTTCTTTCTTTTATGATAATGTCCCATGTTTCTATCATTTTTGGTAGTGCAGCGTTGTACCATTTTTTATTTCTTGTTACTAAAACAATGGATATATCTTCTAGATACCAATAAATATTTTCGATCCATGTCAAGTTTTTATTTTTTTCCATTGTATCACTATACCATACATCAAATTCATTTTTAGATAAATTAAGTGGAGCATATTCATATATTGGTTCTTTGTTATCATAAAATCGTATCATTATTCCTTTGCGTTTACCATCTTCTGTTTTAGTAAATGAACCATCATTCATAAACGCATCTTCATTTTCATAACTTTTAAATATCGTTTCCAGAAAATCACACTCATTTAAATCACATACTTCCATTTGATGTTGCATTTGTATCCAATAGTCTTTTTTGGGAATACCTGTTAATTTTCTACTAACTGGATTTTTTACTTCTACCAATCTACCGTATCTAGGATTTCCTCTTTTTGTATTAATACCATCAGGAGATGCTTTTAAGAATTTATAATTATCATGTGTTATACAACCATATTCACTTACTTCTGTATCATATATTTCTTCATAAATCATAATAGATAATGGTTCATATTTATGTCCATTGTGGAATGCTGAATCAATATTTACAGATTTATATTTACTTACATCAATAGGAACACATTTACCATAAATTAAACTATTTAAACTAGCAGGTGTATCGAAGATTTTCCATAAATTACTGGCGGTAAGACCATCCCATCTAAAATGATACCATTCATCTGTTCGTTGGTCTGGTTGATATTTATTTTTAATTTTAGTTAATTGTTTTGTTATTACATTTGGTATAGGATGTGATATAACGATCGATTCATCGTATGATCTTGGACAGTTATTTTTTGTAAAATATAAATAAACACACTCATCAATTGTATCATCCAATGTTAGGTCTAAATAATTTATCTGATCATTGTAAATCTCTGTTATTTGCGAATAAATAGCATCTTTTACAGTATCTTCAAAATCCTTATTTTTATAATCTAGAATATGAGAGTTTACATAATCATCAATAAATATATCAATTGTTTCTAAAAAGTCTTCATGATAATGAGTATTTGTAAAATCATCTTCAATATTTAGTTTATCATATAAATCATTTAATTGTGGTAAATCATTTAAATGAGGTTGTTTATTCATGTTATACTTTATAATATAATTATATTTACTTTATATCAATTTAATTAATTAAATAATGTAGTATATTATTATTTTGTTTGTTTATCCTCTTTAATTTTTTTAGATTTTTTACCTTTCTTCTTTTCCTTATCTTTGTCTTTGTTTTTACTTTTATTTTTATGTTTTGGTTTACGAGGTGCTAACGACTTTAATGTAGATACTTTTTTATCTAAATTTTTAAGTGTATATTTGTTTGTTTGTTTATTTAAAGTAAGTGTGGGAATATTTATAATAGTTTGAGTTTCAATATCATATATTACATCTTTAACTCGTTGAAGTTTTTTTCTTTCTAGTGATTTCAATAGAAATGATTTTAGTTGTTGTTTTTCTTCTGTATTTAATTTGTTTTTATTTGAGTACTCATCACAGTAATCAAGCAGTTTATTTTTTTTTGATAATTTACTAAGTTTACTCCAATGTTGTTTTTTATTTATGTTTTTTTCCTTTTCTAGAAAAGATTCGATATTTGTTATTTGTGGTTCTTTTGTTGGTTGAATGTTATTCATTAACATTGTTTTATATTTGATATTTTTTAATTCTAAACATTCATCATTATTTTTCATATATATTAATATATCAAACTAAGTTTATACTGTTTTAATTTATTATTATATCTATTGTGTTAAACAATAATTACTAGTTATTTGTTTAAATAGTTGTTTTAATATATATTATTTTGTATAATGAAAAAAATTATTATAACTGGAAAATCAAATATAGAAGCAGTAAAAGCTGTTAAAAATAAAGAACGAGCAACTATGAAAGATGTGTCTGGAGAGTTAGTTTTTAATATTTCTGATCAGATTAATTGTATTATGAAGTTATATGGAGATTGTGATTTTCAATATAAAGAATTGTACATAAGTGAATTAAAAAAGAAATTGTCTGGCTATAAACAACAAGATATTAAAAAAAAGAAATATGATAAAAATTTGTTTATAACTTATGATGATTTAATAGAAAAAATGATTGTTTCCAAGCATAAATGTTTTTATTGTAGAAAATTATGTAAAGTATTGTTTAAAGAATTAAGAGATCCTGAACAGTGGACTTTAGAAAGAAAAGATAACAGTATTGGGCATACAACCGATAATGTAGAGATATGTTGCTACAAATGTAATATTAAACGAGGGACAAAAAATTCAGATGCGTTCAAGTTCGCCAAACAGATGAAGATAATAAAAAAAGATTAATTTCTTTATTTAATATATAATGGATTTGTCAAAAGAAATAGCTGATTTATATAGTGATACATCAGGAGAAGGATTAGATTTTCTTCCTGAAGCACAACCATATGATGAACAAACTGAATATAACTTCAATAAGATTATGGATGAATATGGATATGATGAAAAGGTAAAAAAAAGAAAGCGTAAATATGATGATGAGGAAGAATCATCATCGAAGCGTGTTAAAGGTGAAATGAGTGATAATGAAAAAGAAGAGTCACCTTTTTATGAAGAACGATTAACATCAAGCGATGATGATGAAATACCTTCACACGAAGAACAAATAAAAGACAAGATTGCAGAAATTAAAAATATAAAAGAAATGATAGAAATACATAAAATCGATATGAATAGTGGCAATAAAGATTATGGAAAATCAAACAATAAAAGACTTATGGAACAATACAACAAAACATTATCAATATTAGAAGAAGAGTTAAAAGAGTTAAAAGAAAAAAAGTCAACATATGGAGGAAGGAAACATACTAAAACTGTTAAAAAAAAGAGTTACAAAGCAAAGAAGGGTAAAACAGCAAAGAAAAGTAATAAAGGCAAGAAATCAAAGAAAGGTAAAAGTAAAAAGAAGGGTGGTATGCATCATAAAAAAACAATGAAAAAGAAGAAAGGTGGTAAGAAAGGAAAGAAAGAAAAGAGTAAAAAAAGTCGTAAGTAAATTTAGCAATTATAATATAACATTAATAATTAAGTAATATTAATGTTGTATAGGAAATTTACCATTCCAGATGATAAAATGATAAAAACATTAGTAAAAGATAGAAATAAATATGTAAAAGAATCTGCAGTTGATACAGAAAAAAATAATAAAAAGGGAGAGATATTGAGCGAAGATAGTTGTAATAATTTCAAATTAAATATAGAAAGACAGTTTATGGAATATCAAGATAGTGTAAATATGGATAGTAAAAAACAAGCGATATCTAATCGTATCAATGATAGAGAGATGATTATCCAAAGAGGGTGTAATCCTTTTCTCTCCCAAAATAATTATATTAATGATTTGATGAATCAAGAAAAATATATAAGACAAAATAATAATTTAAATACGCTTCGTGAATAATACTATATGACTAGTTATATTACTCAAAATTCTCTTTTGTTAAACAATTTGTTAAGTTTTTATAATGAAAATAATAATTTGGAAAAAATATTGCCAATAATTAATGGTGAATCCAAAACATCACTGAGATTGATAGATTGGTTTGCTACTAATTATAGTAAAAAATTTTTCACAGTATATAAGTTTAAACACAGTGATGGGATCGAACGGCGGTTTAAAGTTTATTTGGAATATAAACTAAAATTAAGAGCATACTCAAAAAAACGATTTGATCCATTTTGTAGATGGGATCGAATTACAATTCCATATAAAGACAATAATCATATTCAAACAACAATAGGTCAACTTAATTTTTTTAGATGGATTTTGGAAAATAAGATACTTGATTACATTGAACAAAATTTTGATGAAATATCTCATGATATGAACAAGAGAAACAGCACTTCTAAAAATAAAAAAGGAAAGAAAGAAAAGGCAACCAGAAAAACCAGAGAAGAATTATCTGTATCGGCAACCAAAAGTATAAAAAAAGAAAATGTAGAGATTATAGTTTCATTTGATTAATGCTTGATTTTATAATTGTATACCAAAATATTTAACTCTTATTAAAAATGATTTAAAAATAAGGGAGAGATAAATATTATAAGATGCAAATTTTTGTAAAAACTTTGACAGGTAAAACTATCACACTTGATGTCGAACCAAGTGATACTATTGAAAATGTAAAGCAGAAGATTCAAGATAAGGAAGGTATTCCACCCGATCAACAAAGATTGATTTTTGCTGGAAAACAGTTAGAAGATGGACGGACACTTTCAGATTACAATGTTCAAAAAGAAGCAACTCTACACCTTGTGCTTCGTCTTCGTGGTGGATATTATTGAACGATTAAATAATTATTAAAACAAATTTAAATATAATATATTTATTACATTTAAATGTTAAAATCATCACAAGAAAACGGACTTACTAAGAAAAATGCTGCTCTTTTAAATTGGATTTTATGTGAATCAGGTGTCCATAATATTACATTTAATCCTAAAGAGTGTAAACGATTGTTTAATGTGTATAAAAAAGTGATTGAAGAAGAAAAAACAACACAATAAAAATTATTATATAATTATCTAAATTATAATAAGTAACCAAATTAGTTAATCAAACAAACAGTTTATTCATATTTTTGACTTCTATTTTATCTATTTCCTCCATAAACAATTTTTCTACAATCTTATCGTCTCTTAATCGGATACTATATGATTTTTGTATATTTTTTCTACCAACCCTACCTAATGCCTGGATCAACTTTTCTTGAGTCATGTTCTGTAAATCTTTAGATAAGTATCCATGACAGAATTGATAATTTGTTCCATAAATATAATCTGAAGAAGCAATAATTATATACAATTGTTGTTTTTCTGCTAGTTTTTTCATTATATCTACATACTTTACATCGCTTTTACTACTAAATACCCCAATTCCCATCAATAATAATAATTTCCATTCTTTATTTACATCCAACGATACAATTTCTTCAACTATTTCTTCATCAATATTGCTAGTGAAAAGATTTGTAGGAACATTTGTACTAGGATGCCATTTTTTATAATGTTCTTCCCTATTTGGAATATATTCTGGACTTAGTTCTATTTTCTTCATTTTCTTCATAAACGCATTTACCTTTTTATTAAACTCATTCTGTATTTTAACTTCTTTATCATTGTCACGCGCGCTATCTAAAATTTTATCATTTATTTTATCTGTTCTTTCTTTCTCCTCCTTAATGATTTGATTTAATGCGTCTCTATATTCTTCATTAGTATCAATAACATGTAACAGATCATTTAAAACCTTCCCTGGAATATTAGATGCTTTTAAGTAAAACATACCAACCTTTTCTACATCATTTGTCATAAATATTGTTGGACCATCTGTCAATGTACATGCATCACTAGTAGTTATTTTTATAGTAGATTTATTAGTTGGCTTTTTTTTCTGTGTTTTATAATTTATAAAATCATTCTTCTTTATCTGACGACATAATTTCAAATAATATAATTTTATACTATGTATTGTAATGTCAGTTATTGATTCAAAATAAGACTCTGGTTTGTATCGTTCTGGAATATTAAGATTTTCTAATATGTATATAATAAATGTAGATGCTTCTTTTACATCAATATATCGTAATAATGTTTTGTTTTTAGTAACGAATTTAACACTATTCTTAAATTTTTCATACTCATCATATTCATCATGTAATACTACTACATTCCCGCTAGTGTTTAATAATTGAATTGTTTTATTGCAATCATAACTTACTATATTATATTGATCCCCCTTAAACCGCTGTTTAAAATTAGCAATCATAGGATATATTTCTTCACTCGTGGGTAATGTAGCTGAAGAAAGAACCACATTTGGAATTTCATTTTCTTTCCAATTCTTTTTCATAATATTATGAAAACTATGTTCATTATAATCCAATGTTATAGTTGGTTCGTCCCAATACCATAAAATATCTTCCTTTTTATTAAATGCCAGCATATAGTTCATCGCAGGTAAATAAGATTGGATGTCTGTAATAATAATTTTAACTTTTTCACCATTACTATTGTCTACTTTAAAGATTCCACCAGATTTACGATGTCTAACAAAATCAGTTACAGCATAATAATGTAAACGAATATCATCTGGTGTTTCACATCCAAAAGCAATAGCTATAGGTATTTCCAACGCAATACATGATTTTGCTAATTGAAGTCCTACATGTTTTGCTGCACATGTAAATATTAGTATTTTTTCGTTTACCAAACCAACAGGTGTCATTGTTTTACCAGTACCAGTTGGTGCTTGATATAATATTAATTTTGGATTAGGGTTTCCTTGTATTAGATTGAACATTTTTTTTTGATGACTAAATAATGACACATCATTATATTCAGTTAACAAATGGTTTTCTTCGATATATTTATACGAATGTTTTATCAAGTTTGTGATATTTATTTTGTATTTAAATGTTTCCAACACATAATCAATAAATTTTAAAAGTAAATAATTTACCAATTTTACCTTGCGTTTTGAAAGTTGAAGTAATGAATAATAGTAATAACATTTTTTTGACTTGCTACTAGTTTTAAAATACATAGTAAGTTGTTCCATCAAAACATTTTCAAATATATTATTTTTTTCTAAAACCTCTTTTGTATTTATTTTTCTAATTCTTATTTTATTTGCTTTTTTAATATTTAATTTTTTAATGTTTATCTTTAGTTTGTATTTAAGATTATAATCCTTCACTAGTTTGTGTATGACATCTTCATAGTATTTATTATAAAAGTATTTATGAAAATCTTCATAATCTTCTACATTAATTTTAAGATAACTTATCAAAGAGTTGTTAGGATTTTCAGTTAAACTAGTTTGTTTATACGCCTTATGTATAAATTTTAATATGTATTTTTCCTTTTTATTAATAGGAAGTTCTAAAAATTCCCATTCACTCTTGGTTAGTTTTTGTTGTGTTAGATTCATTTTATCGTATTAATGTTTAATTTATTAATATTGTTTTAATATATTAATAAATCAATTTTATGTAAACTTAATCAATAGAATCAGTAAGTAAATTATTATAATAATGACTTTGTGGTTTAAACTTTAAAATGTCTAATTCATTTGAGCTTGTTGGAAACTCATCTCTCCCATATATATCTTGTAAAAGTAACCATTCAAACATACCACCTTTATAAGCAAATACATTATAAAATCCTAATGAGAAAAGCTGTTTTTGTTTTTTTTCTACATTTTCATCTAAATAATGTTTACCGTATATTATGATATGTACATGTTTATTTGTTTTTAAATATTGATTTATTATTTGTACTTCATTCTTAATATCTATAGTATGTTTTATTAAACAAGACTGTTCATATTCTTTAAGTACATTGATCAATATAGTTGAATTGTTTTGTTTGTTTTGAATAATATGCTGGACATCTTCAAAATTGTAATTTCTACTTTGTGCTTGTCCCATATAGTTATTATTATTACGAGTATTATATTTAAATATTAATAAAGCAGAACTTTAATTATAGATAAAATAATAAAATTATTATTAATTTTATTATTTAAATAATTTTAATTTTGAAAATTGTATTATTTAAAAATTAATTTTGTTAATGAATGATAATCTATATTAAAATTAGTTGGAGTATGCAAGACCACCCATTCCACTCATTACACGAAGAACATTGTAGTTAGTGGCGTATACGCGTACTTTGGCGGTTGCGCTTCCACCGATGGCGGCAGCAGATACAACAAGTTGAAGAGTTGCGTTATCAATGCGACTGAAGTTGCATGTTCCAGATGGCTGGTGTTCTTCTGGTCGAAGAGCGAAGGAATAGCAGTTAATTCCGGCATCTGGTGAGCGAGTGTGGTGTTGGTATGGCTGAACAACATCGAAGTATGAACCTTCACGTTCACTGAATCGGTCTTGTCCGTTAAGTTGCAACTTGGCAGTAACAACTGGATTTTCACCCCAACAGTGCATCTTAAGGGCAGTTTCGGCAAGAACGAATGCTCCAGCATCAGAAACACCAGAGGAAGCATTTCCTCCCAAAGCACCAGATACATCAGCATCGATACCATCAGTGGCGGCGGCATCCATTGCACCAGCATCAGAGAACATACCGTCGGTACCAATAACACCATTGGCGCCAGTTACTTGTGCGTTACTGGAGAAGGCACGGATGGAGTGTGGAAGAGCATCCAAGGCATCAGTGTAGTTAAATGGCTGAGCACCAAGGGCAGAGTGAAGTTTCTGGCCAGATACAAATGAATCGCAATAACTGACATTAACATCTGGTTGTACAACCCAAACAAGTTCTTTGCATGGGTGATTGAAGTTAAGTTTAACTTTGTTGCTGGATGATCCGATGGATTCATCACCAGTGAACTGAAGTTGTTCAATCAAATATTCGTGTGGGTTTTGGGCCATACGACGGCGTTCATCAGTATCCAAAAAGATGTAGTCAACATACAAGGATGCGGCTACAAGAGATTTGCTGTAAGCAGAGGTTGATTTGTGGTTGTGTGCTCCTTCAACAGCAACCATGTCAACGGCGAACAAACATTCGTCCAATGGGCGAAGTTCGATGTTGATCTTAACTTCGTGGTATTGAAGTGCGATCAATGGAAGGGCAAGACCGGGGTTACGGCAGAACCAGAATTGTAGAGGAACATACAAAGTGGTTTCTGGAAGGGCCTTGCGTGGGGCACATACTGCTTCTGGAACAGTGGAAGCAGAGCAGGCAGTTGCGACTTCGGCGAAGTCGGGGTCGGTCAAATAAGTAAGCTGAGTGGTGTTACCAATCATCTTGTTGTAACCATCTTCTTGTTCAGAAGTAAGGGTCAATTGGTTCCAGATGTGCATCCAGTCACCATATTGACGGTCGATTCGCTGACCTCCAATTTCTACTTCAACCATGGAGACCAATTGTTCACCTGGACAGTCCAACCATCGTGCGTGTGCAGAGTCGGAACTGCTGATTTCAGGAAGAGTTACCTGAAGGTAAGTTCGGTATGCAAGATCACCATTTCGCGATACAGTGCATTGAACACGACGACCGAAGTCGGCTTGACCGTTGAAGGTCTGTTCAATGGATTCCATTGCGAAGTTAGTGTGTCTGCGGTATGTAACCTTCCAGAAAGTGATCTGGGGATTACCAGTTAGATACACATCTTGTGCGCCGTAAGCTACTAGTTGCATGAGTCCACCACCCATATTATAATATAACAAAAGAAAAAAATTTTCAGATTTTACACATTAAATTTTTTTTTTATACCTATTTTTAAGATAATGTCGCTAATTTTTCTAAACAAAACTAAATTTTACATATTTTACATAAAAATTAGTTATTTAAAATTTGATTTATATCTAAATTTTCCCTCATAAATCGTCTTAAATAAGAATCTAAATAAACTTCTTTTTCATTATTGTGTTTTTTTTTAAATACATAACAATTATCTGCTTTTTTAATAGACCACCCGTTTTCCAAAGCATTGTATAGTAATGTCATTTTCTGTAATTTCATCAAATCAATATTAGTTATTTCAGTTTCATTAAATATTATTTTGTTTGGTTTATCCATTATATATTGAAAATGATTTTTATAAATAATGAATTTACGAATAAGTTATAGAAATATTTTGATTTTGCTAAACAATTAATCAAACTATTAATTAAATAGAAAGCACTTATATATATTAATGCCTAATTTTAAGCCTAAAAATCAGAAAAAATTGGCTGTTAACAAGCATAGTATAACAACATTAGACAACAAACATGATGAAAAAATGAAAGAATTCAAACAAATATCTGAAAAAAGTATTCCAAATTTAAAATCAAAAATTAGTCGTTTAAAAAAAAAGATTCAAAAAAACAAAAACATGAAAATAGAAGAACGACTTGAGTTACAAGATCAAATAAATGATTGTAAATTGCAAATTAAAAATATGAAAAACCAGAAAAAAAAGTATTTACTAAACAATTCCAATTTGATTTTTGATTATTTTGAAAAAAAAAAGAATTTAAGCGATGGAAAAACAAATAAAAAAAAAATATTGCATTCTTTTTTCAGTAAAAATAATGAAAAGGTAGATATAAAAAACAATAATGATACAATTGTTCAGCGATATTTCAGTAACATTGATAATACATTAATAGATATGAAAAATTATGTTATAAATTATGAAATATGTCCTAAATGTTCTGGAGAACTAGTACAAGTTGAATCAGAAGGAATTTTAATATGTAAAAAATGTAGTTATCAAGATAAGTTTTTAATAGAACACGAAAAACCTTCATATAAAGAGCCTCCTAAAGAAGTTTGTTTTTACGCCTACAAACGAATAAATCATTTCAGAGAAATATTGGCACAATTTCAAGCAAAAGAAACTACACAAATTCCAGATGAAGTTATTGACAATATAAAAAAACAAATTAAAAAGGAAAGATTAACGCTTAAAAATATGGATAATAAAAGAGCAAAGGAAATATTAAAGAAATTAGGTTACAATAAGTATTATGAACATATACCATTTATTAAAGATAAACTAGGAATTAAACCACCTGTTATGCGACCTGAGCTAGAAGATAAGTTATGTAATTTATTTATGGAAATTCAAAAACCATATAGTAAACATTGTCCAGATAGTAGAGTGAATTTTTTAAATTATTATTATGTATTGTATAAAATGTGTGAATTATTAGATGAACATAGTTTTTTACCATATTTTCCAATGCTAAAAGATCCTGTAAAAAGAATCGAACAAGATGAAATTTGGAAAAAGATATGTTTAGAGTTAAATTGGGAATTTATCCCAACATTATAATTGATTTATAACAGTGTATAATTATTATTAATTATTAATAATAATTATATTTTATTTAATTACAACCCCATTCGTGGAAAGCCAACCAAGTTAGCACCAATACCAAATCCTGCTCCAGATCTAGCAGATACACCCATAGATGGAACATATGTATCCAAAACGGAAAAGGTAGCGGCAGCAGTTAATGAAATCAACAAAACTTCATCTAAATTCAAGGATTTCTTTGGGATAGCGTATGCTGCAATAGCTACCATTAGACCTTCAACTAAATACTTGACAACACGACGGAGTAGTTCTCCTAAATCAAAAACTTCAGCTATTTTATCAAACATATTATATAATAAATAAATAAAAAAAAACTTAAACAATAAAGATATTATATATGTATAATGGCAGAAATGGCTTACCAAAATAAACTCAATGCTGATGGCACCCAAAACCCTAAGTATGTTGATTTACTAGAAGAAGATAAAGCAATATCAGGTCAAAAATTTGTGTGCGTATCATTTGTTAGTCCAGAAAATATTTTAAAAAGAAGAGAATTGTTTATGTTTGAAGAATTTTTAAAAGATTATGATTTTTCAAAATCAATGGAAAAGTTTTCTCAATTTCTTAATTTTGTATCTTACAAATACAATGTTAATTTTGAAACTTTGATGTCAGACATGCAGGAGTTTGTTAAAAGTGAAAAAGATGATCTTAAGACAACTGATATATACGATTCGTATAAGACATTTTTGGATAATCATGAAAATGAACTAGATGATGAATTTAATAAACAAAATAATTTTCAGACAAGTGTTAGAGGACTAAAAGTTCGTGGTTCTTATTCTACACAAGAAGAAGCAGAATTGCGTTGTAAATTGTTGCGAGAAGTTGACCCAAATCATAATGTATATGTAGGTCCAGTAGGTGTTTGGATGCCTTGGGAACCAGAAGCATATAAAACTGGTCGTGTAGAATATTTGGAAGATGAACTAAATCAATTGATGCATGAAAAGAATGTAAATGAAGCAAAAGCAAAACAAGAGTTTGAAAAAAGAATACAAGAAACAAAGAGAAAGGCTATTGAAGAAAATGTAAAACTAGCAAAAGAAAGTGGAAATAAACTAACACAGAAGTTAGATAAAGAAGGAAACTTAGTAGGTGTAAATAACACAATGGAAGAAGATTTGAAACAATTAGAAGATACTAGTTCTGAGGGTATTAAAAAGGCATTGTTTGAAGGAGATAACATTGTTCGAAAAAAACAAGATTAAATAACTTAAAATAACATAATAAAATTATAGAAAATTTCATATTTTATATAATTTTATGAATTACCATCTATTTTTTTTTACATTTATACGAGGCCCTTTGTTTTTCCTAGACGCATTAGGATCATATGCTTCTTCTTCATCATCTGATCCCAATCCTTTTGACATTTCCCAAAATTCTTTTGCTCCCAAACGAAATTCTCCATGAGCACTGGCTTTATACCAGAAGATTTGATCTTCTAAACGATTCGATTTTGCATTATTTGATATTACCAAACATTCATAGTTTTCAGTACATTGATCCATTACCTGGCAAAAACTTTCAAAAGTAGTAAACATACCAGCAAAATTTTCATAAATTCTTTTACGATTAGTAAGATATGGTTCTCTTAAAATAAATGTATAATCAATATTTGTTCTTAAATTAGGAGGAACACCTAATGGATACTGCATAGTAATAACAAGCATTATTTTCCAGTGACGACCATTCATAAAAAGCAATCGCATTAATTTATCACGAGACCATGTATTGTCATATAAACAATCGTCTAATATAACAAATGCTCTAGGATCTATACTTGATTTTCCATATGCTGTTTTTTCCTTTTTGATTTGTTTAATTACTATTTTTTGTCTTTTTAAAATGTTTTCAATAATCGCTGTATTATATTCATCATGAATAAAAAGTTTAGGAACTAATTTACCATAAAACCCATTCCCTGCTTCTGTTCCTGATATTACAGTACCAATTGGAATATCCTGATGATGAAATAACATATCACGAACCAAAAAACTCTTACCTGTATCACGGCGACCAATCATGACAATAACAGGACCATTCGAATCGTCCAAATTAAATTTTATGTTTTTCATATTAAACTTTTTTAGTTCTAAATTCATATATAAAAGTTGTTTATTTAAAATAGAGTTTTATAACGAATATTAGATTGTAATATCATTAATTATATCTATTACTAAAGTATTGGTTTAAATGTAAAATATATATTATCATTAAATCGTAATGTTCTCTCTTTACTATAAAAAAAACAACAACGGTAAACTGTTTAGTCAATTAGAAAACAATGGATTTTCAAAAATTCAAAATTATATACCAATATATTCTGAATTTTTCGAATTAAATCAAACTAACCATTCTTTAATTAATTTGAATAGTCATTATTTTATTTCATCAATAGAAGATTCTCATAGTAATAATCATTTTCTAATAAATGTAATCGATGAAAATGATAAAAAAATAGAAAAAGTTTCCTTTTTTAAATTTTCACCATTATTAAATCCATTAAAATATCTTACAGGAAAATATAAACAAATAGATAATGATACAAATCTAACTCCTAGTTTTGATAAAGTGATAAATAAGAACGACAAATATTTAAAAAAAATACAGAATACAAATAATACTTCTTATGTCGATGGATTTTTTTCTTATTTAAGCAGTAAATTATTAAATAGTCATAATTTTATTTTTGGAAATGATTATTATGGTAGTTTTATAGGTATTCAAAAAGATTTTAATATTAATGTTTTTGATGATTTAGATTACTTGTATCAATCTGAATTTTTTCATAAAAATAAAGATATAAAATTTAAATTACAAGAATTTGATATGTCTATTTTAGATGATGACACTAGGAAATATAGAGAAAAAATAGTAATGGAGGATATTGAAGATACATTAGAGTTAGATGAATTCGATAACAAAGAATTTGATAAGGTATTTGAATTAACTACTGAAAATGTACAAAAATTAGATACACTTAATGAAATAAAACTAGAACTTGAAAATAATATTGTATACGAAAATGTAAAAAATAAAAATAGAAGCGATAGTGATATTTCTAGTAATTTAGATTCTATATCAAATTCTTCAGCTACAGAATCAGATGATTCGTGTAGTGAAAGTGACGAAGAAGAAGATGAAGATAAGATATCTGAAATAGTTAATCACTGTGAATCATCATCTGATAATCTTTCTAATAGTTGTGAAGGTATCGTAAGTTGCACAAATAGTGAAATATCAGAATATTCTAGTTCAATGGATGAAAATGTAAATTGTGTAATTTATAATTTTCCAGTACAAATGATTTGTATGGAACAAATGCATGAAACATTAGATGATTATATTGAGAATAATGATATGAGTAATTTGGAATGGAAATCTTGCTTAATACAAGTTATATTTATCTTATTAACATATCAAAAATGTTTTGATTTCACTCATAATGATTTACATACCAATAACATCATGTATATTGAAACGCAAAAAAAATTCATATATGTAAAATATAATAGTCAATATTATAAAATACCAACATTTGGTAAAATTTTTAAAATAATTGACTTTGGTCGTGCTATTTATAGATACAAAGGAAAACTATTATGTAGTGATAGTTACAATTTCAAAGAAGACGCAGCAAATCAATATAATTTTGAACCATATCGTAACTATAATAAACCAGAAATTCTACCTAATAAAAGTTTTGATCTATGTAGATTAGGATGTTCATTATATGATTATTTTGTTGAAGATTTTAGAGATGAAAATAGTGAAACAAATGAAATTGTTAAACTCATTATTAAATGGACTAGAGATGATAAGAACCGTAATATTTTGTATAAAAAAAATGGAGATGAACGATATTCTGATTTTAAATTATATAAAATGATAGCACGAACGGTTCATCATTGTGAACCACATAATGAAATAAAAAACCCAATATTTGATTGTTTTAAAATATCTAAAAAAAAGATAAATAAAAAAATAAAAATCAATAATATAGACCAAATACCAGTTTATATATGATAAACACATGAAAATATAAGGATAAATAGAAATTTATATTATTTTTAAAATAATATAAATTTTGTTATTACAATAATAAATTAAAATTCAGGTTCATTTGTAAAAATTTCTGGTGGATTCGATACTACTTGTTCCACTCCACCAAATTGTTCTAATACAAAATTTCCAGAAATAACAGATAAGTATACTATTATTGTATCACGAATCATTATTTTCATAGGCTTTTGTTCTTTTACAATAAACTTCATCTCTAGATATTTAATTACGAGATATACAAGAGATATCATTCCAGCAATTATAAAAATAGACTGTCCCATTTATATTTTTTTATGATGTTTTTATCTATAATTTTACGCAAATTAATTTAATACTTCAATATCATCAAGTAAAGGAGGGGTATCAATTTTTAGTTCCTTAGATAAATCATGAATATCGCTAACATCTAAATCAATATTATTATCATCAAATATTTCTAAATTATCTTCATCATCATCTTCTTCTTCTTCCTTTCTTTTAGCATTATTTATTTCACTTATTTGTTCTAATCTCTCAATGGTTTTTGGTGCTTCAACATCTTTTTGAGTATTCGTCCCCATATCCAATACCTTGTCAAAATCGTTAAATGAAATACCAACTGTCTTTGTAGATTCCCCTTCTACAGTACTGGTATCATTTGTAACTGTTTTTATTTCAGATTCTGGTTCAGTTTTAATAGATAATTCCTGTTGTACAGACTCATTTTCATTTTTTTCCAATTTCAATATTGGAGTTTTACTGAATTCTTCAGTTTCCGTTTTCTCTTCCGTAGTTTCTTGCGTTTTTTCTTCCACTTCATCTACTTCCTTTTCTATCTCTTTTTCTGTGATTTCATGAACAACTTCTTCGTCAACGGTTTCATCAATATACGATCGCAATATTTTCTCAACCGGAATACTACTTCGTATTACTTCAAGAATACTTTCCTTACACAAAATCTCACATTCTCTCATATTTTTTTGATACTGTAAAGGAGTTATAATTTTTTCAAACAAATATACATTTTTATATAGTTTTCTAGCAAATGCGGTATATACTTTATGAATAAAAGTATCCAATTTTGGAATATCTAAATCTATTTTTTTCTGTTTTTGTGATACACGAACACTTGTTAAAATCTTAAGTTGTGCGATATGAACGCATGTAAGCAAATCTTCTAAATAATTACATCCAGTTACATTTATAATTCGTTTGCATTCATCTTGTACAATACTATCATTCCATTTTGGAACTCTAGATAGAAAGTTTTGAAAAGTCATAAGATACTTATCATCTTCGTCATTTTCAATACAAATTCGCTCAGCGTCATTGAATATTGATTTTACACCATCAATTACAACAGGACTCAATATACTCAATAATCTACACGAATATTCGTTTTTAGCTTCTGACAAAACATTCACGTTATAGTCATCCATTTTAAATTATAATATATTTTCTAAATCTATATTTTTCCGCATAAATGTAAAATATAATACATAAAAAATTAACATTTCCTCATTTCTAATTTGTTTTCTAATTTTATCAAAATACATTAGTGCTAAATTGTTGTTTTCATTATTTGCAACATATTGAATTAAATCTAAACAACTATATCCTTTATTGTATAATGTTGTTGATAATTTTATACAGCTATTTAATGTTTTATAATTTTGTTTATCTTTAAGATATTTTTTAAGCTTTGCTTCTTTCTTAGAATAATCTTTTTTATTATAGTGTTCAAATTGGATTTTATAAAAATTAACATATTCATTATTGATAATTGGATTAGGAATGTAAATACTACAAAAACGAGACAATATAGGATTTAACAATAAATTTTTATTTTCAGCAATAATAAAAAATCTGGTATTGTGACTATATTTTTCAATACATCTTCTTAGTGCTGATTGAGCATCTGTTGTTAACTTATCCGCATTAAATAATATTATTGATTTAAATAAGTTGTTTTTATTTTGTATATTTGTTTTGGCAAAAAATTTTAACTGATCTCTAAAAAAACGGATACCTTTTCCATGCGCACAATCCACATACATAACATAATCTTTTATGTACTTTGTATTATTATTGTATACATTTTCTATAAAATAATTTAATATGGTTCGTTTTCCTGTTCCATACGGTCCATGAAATACTATATGGGGTATTTTATTATTTTGTATAAAAAAATCAAGTCTTTCTATAATTGGTTTATGTAATTGTAAAAAGTCATGCTTTTTATTTGTAAAATTATAATTTATATCGTTCTTAAAAAATAAATCCGTCATTTAATATTATATATTGAAATATAACACATTATTTTTATATATTAATAAAGTGTTATGTATTTATGCTACACTACTAAGTGGTTTAGAATATGGATTTTTATTAAAAGCATCTAATAAATCAGGATCATAACGATTCGTCTGATTTACTTCTCTGGTATTTTTACCACTAAGAGTTCCATAAGTTTCTATGCTACTAGCACTCTTAGGCATATTTGGAATAATCTGTGCTGGATTTGTAGTTCTATTTCTTAAATTACTAACATTTTGATTACCATCGAATATTGGTTGATTTCCAGCTTGAAAACGATCTACTTTACTTACAACCTCTTTATTTGGATTTAATGAAGCATTATATGCTGTATTATATACTTGTCCTTTATATTGTGAACTACCAGCACTACTATTTCCAATATATTGACAATTTGTAGTATCTCTTTGTTGTCCAATTGGTTGATGTTCGGTATTTGTATAAGCAGCATCAAATGCTGTTCCACCGTGTTTTGTATATTCGGTATTTTCGGTTTGTTCACGAATAGTTGTTCGAGCAACATCCGATGGATTCCATACTCTTGAATTAGATACACCATTTTTACCACCAGATACATTACCAGTTGGTCGTTTATGATGTACTACATTTTCCTTCAATGTTGGTTTAATAACATCTAATATAGGAGTTACCATAGCATAAAACCCTCTTTCTACAATGCCCATTGATTTAGTTTCACCTGTTAAAGACCTAGAGTTAGGAAGACTTTTATAACCTGATTTTCCGTAATTTCCATGTGTTTCTTTCCAACCATTTGCTCGAGAAGCGGTTCCTACATTAGGAGCATCTAATTGTATTTTTTGTGATTTTTGATATTTACCAGATTGATAAATACCATTTGCTTCTGCTGTTTCTCCTACACCAAAGTATTCTCGAGTTGTAGATGAACGATTTTCAGGACGAAATACATGTGTAGTTGGAGCAGTTCCTCGTTTTTCTACACCAGTAGTTGTGAAATACCTATCTGGATTATTAATAAAAAATGTATCTGGTTTATGCTGTTCCATTTTCCCTAAACTTCCACGAGGTCCACGACGACCAACATGTTTTCCCAACATTTGTCCATTAAAACTTTTCTTTGGATTATTAGCCACTCGCAATTCATCTACTGATTTTGGTTTCCAACTATCTCGTTGCTCCATACCAGAATTAAATCCACCAGTACCTTCACTGCTAAATCCTTGATTTAAACCAGGGCCTACCTGAATTTCCTCCCATGGTTTAGTATTGTTCATTTTGGAACTAACATTACCTCTCATTCTTTCTTGCATAAAATTTGTAGTAGATGGCATTCCATTAATCCACTGCATATTTTTTTCTGGTTTAAAAAAAGGAGCATTTGCTTTTTTTTGTACATGTTGACTACCTGTTCCAGTATATAAGTCTAATATACCATCTCTTGAACCAGCATCAGTTGTCTGAGTTACATTAGAACCAAAATATGGTTTCATGTTGTTATGTTTCAATTCAAATACTGGTTTTTTTTCACCAGTTAATGAAGTAAAAGTATCATTGTAATTTTGTGTTTCACTTTTTACATCAGCAGTTTGTTCTGTTTTTTTCGTATTTTCATTTAAACCAGAATAAACATTTGTTGTGTATTTATCTATACCATCTTTTTTTTCAATGGGATAGTTTTTAGCAGATAATTGTGTATTTACTAAACGATTATTACTTGAAGAAGTAATTCCACTAAATCCTTCTTCTTTCTTATTATCATTAGACAAGATATACATTATACCTAAAGCTGCCATTGGAATTGCTATTTCTGCCATTTTATACTATATATAAATTATAATATTTTCTTTATGGTGTTATTTACTATATTTAAATTAATTATAATAAATAATTTATTGAATTAAATCGGTGCATGGTAATACGGGAACATGATTATCCTTTTCTAGAATGCGAGTATTTAAATTGTTCTGGAAACCCAAGCAAACATTTTCTTGAGGATTCAAAAACAAAGGATGGGTGTGATCTTGTTGTAAATCTCGATATAAAAATCCTGGATGTGTTACTCGAGATTGATGTGTGATTGGTGTGTTACTTGATGTAACCGCAACTGGTGATGTCTGGATTGGTTTCGCTACTTTATAATGTCTTCCATATCTCTCTAATTTTTTATCAACATTTTTTAGTTGACTTTCTATGTCAATAGGATGACCATTTTTAACAGTTTGTAGATTAGCACTCCATCCACTATGTCTTAATTGTGGATCGTTAAATAATGTAGGTTGGTCGCCCCATCCCGGTGTGTTCAATATATATCTTCCGGGACCAGTAGATTCTTGTAGTATTTTTTTTGTTCTACATTCATCATAATTAAATCTAGTAAAGGCCATAATATATATATTATTTATTTAATTTATTTTTAATAATTTTATGATTATAGTTCATCTTTTATATCTACCAAATTTTTTATTGTATTTAATTTGGTTAATTTGTCTCGAATTACCTTTTTGATTTTATTTAACTCTACTTCGAGTCCGTTTTGTTTATTGTCTAATATTTTATGATTGCTTTCCAATATTTTATGATTAACATCTAAATCTTTTATAGCTTCCACCAATACACCAATAACATTTCCATACATAATAGATTTATACTCGTCCTGATTGTTTACCACCTCTGGTATTACCTTCTCAGTTTCTTGAGCAATTAAACCCATATATACTTTATCTTTATCAGGTAAGTCATTTCTAGTATATGTAACTCCTCTAAGTGATGTCACCTTTTCTAAAGCATTTGATATAGTGCTAATATTATTTTTCAATCTTTCATCTGAACTCATTGTAACAACCCCGTTTGTTTTAACATATTCAACTTGTGTATTTCCTAACTGTATTACATTATTTCCAATAGCATGACTATGATAACCAATAGCAGTAGAGTTTGTTCCATCTGTTTTTGCTAAATATCCCAAAGCAGAAGAACCTATACCACTTAAATCAATTCCATATCCAACACCAGTTGAATATGATATATATTGATTTGATATATCTGTATTTGAACCAATTAATATATTACCTGTTGAATTGGATGTTACCGTATCTCCAGTAGAAGCGTTTCCTAAAATAATGTTGTCATTATTATGAATTCGTATCGATTTATTTAATGATATATCTCCATCAACTACATTGATTCCAATAGTTTCACCGTCAATTGTATTTGTTACTACTGTTAATGTTCCAAACAAGTTACGAAAATCACTGTCTACCCCGGCAACCGTTTGAGATAAATCATATAAATCTTGAGATACACTATATACCTTTCCTAATATTTCACCTAATGGAGCGTAAGAAGCATCCATTGGATCTCCCAAAATATAATAAATTTCTTCCAATGTGTCTAGGTATTCTGGTGCGTTTCCCACTAAATCATCTATAATACGATGTATGTCTCCACTCATATCTGATAAGTCTCTAACGACTGTACTTCTTTCTGTTGTAATTTCTCTATTTAATTCACTTGATGTATAATTTGATAGATCTGTTATTTCAGAAGAAGTTAATCCTTTTAAATTCGCAATTGTATTAAATGTAATAGAAGATAAGTCAGCAATATCACTCATTGATTCACTACTTAAATCAGAAATTTCTCTATGCAACTCACTAGATGTATAACTAGAAAGATCCTGTATTTCATAGGATGTTAATGATTGTACAGCTGATATTTCTTGAGTTGTTTCACTCGACAAATCAGCTATTTCTACACTTAATGTGTGAAACGCAATAGAAGATAAATCAGCAATATCACTCATGGATTCACTACTTAAATCCGAAATTTCTCTATGTAACTCACTAGATGTGTAACTAGAAAGATCCTGTATTTCATAAGATGTTAATGATTGTACAGCTGATATTTCTTGAGTGGTTTCACTTGACAAATCAGCTATTTCTACACTTAATGTGTGAAACGCAATAGAAGATAAATCAGCGATATCACTCATAGATTCGCTACTTAAATCAGAAATTTCTCTATGTAGCTCACTAGATGTATAACTAGAAAGATCCTGTATTTCATAGGATGTTAATGATTGAACTGCTGATATTTCTCTTGTTGTTTCACTAGATAAATCTGCTATTTCTACACTTATTGTGTGAAACGCAATAGAAGATAAGTCAGCAATATCACTCATGGATTCGCTACTTAAATCAGAAATTTCTCTATGTAACTCACTAGATGTGTAACTAGAAAGATCCTGTATTTCATAGGATGTTAATGATTGAACTGCTGATATTTCTCTTGTTGTTTCACTCGACAAATCAGCTATTTCTACACTTATTGTATTAAATGTAATAGATGATAAGTCAGCAATATCACTCATGGATTCACTACTTAAATCCGAAATTTCTCTATGTAACTCACTAGATGTGTAGCTAGAAAGATCCTGTATTTCATAAGATGTTAATGATTGTACAGCTGATATTTCTCTTGTTGCTTCCCCTGATAAATCCGCTATTTCTACACTTAGGCTATGAAACGCAATAGAAGATAAGTCAGCAATATCACTCATAGATTCGCTACTTAAATCAGAAATTTCTCTATGTAGCTCACTAGATGTGTAACTAGAAAGATCTTGTATTTCATAGGATGTTAATGATTGAACAGCTGATATTTCTCTTGTTGTTTCACCTGACAAATCTGATATTTCTTCTGATAATCTGGTTGATGTATAACCAGAGAGATCAACTACTTCTTGTGATAAAATACTAACATTACTAATAGTTTCAAATGTAGAAGTTACATCTGTATTATCTAAAACTATTGTATCGGTTGTTAATGTAGTTAAATTCATTGTATTCGCAATAATATTTGGTGTTTCTATTTCAGGTGCAGTCAACTTTCCAGTAGAATTAATAGTTCCATCGACATGTAATTTATAATTAGTTGAACTTGATGTACCTATTACTACATTACCTCCATATTCTATAGCAAATCTTGTTGTGCTATCTTCCAAAATTTTAAAATGATTTCTTGCTGTAATATCCCATGTATAATATCCTCCTGAACCAAAAAAACTAGTATATTTATGTCTCATAGTTATTGACGTATATGTTGCTAAACTGGTAGATGTTGAATTTAAATATATACTTGCAGTATAATCATCAACCGCGATATTATAATCACTCAAAGGACTTGTACCAATTCCTATATTACTATTGTATTGCAATCCATAATTGTTTGTTTGCCATGATGTACCTCCATTTGCTACTGGTAATACATTTCGAACCTGGCTGGTTAAATCAACTGTACCTGTTAATGAAGATGTAGGATAATTTGTAGCGTCGGTTAAATCAAATGCTGGAGTTGGGTCTGAATTACCTAAAGAAAGAGTTATACCACCATATGATACAGTATTGTTATCCAATAAATTATTTGTAATATCACCATCTACAATAATATCTTGTTTAGTCGCTATTGTTTCAAAAGCTATACTAGACAAGTCAGTAATTTGTCTAGTTAACTCATTAGATGTATAAGATGATATATCACTTATTTTATCATTTGTGTAATTTGTTATTAAATCCGATACTTCTGTAATTTCTCTATATAATTCACTAGAGGTGTAACTAGAGAGATCTTGTATTTCATAGGATGTTAATGATTGTACAGCTGATATTTCTTGAGTTGTTTCACTAGATAAATCTGCTATTTCTACACTTATTGTGTGAAACGCAATAGAAGATAAATCAGCGATATCACTCATAGATTCACTACTTAAATCCGAAATTTCTCTGTGTAATTCACTAGAAGTGTAGCTAGAAAGATCCTGTATTTCATAGGAAGTTAATGATTGTACAGCTGATATTTCTCTAGTAGCTTCTCCTGATAAATCCGCTATTTCTGTGCTTAATGTATGAAATGTTAATGACGATAAGTCTCTTATATCCCTAACTGACTCACTACTTAATGTAATTATTCCAGCAGATAATTGACTATGATGTAATATTTCCCTAGCAGACAAATCAATTACTTTTGATATTAGATTTGTAACTGTTCCACCACTTAAATCTGTTACAAATAATTCTAATTCTCTTAAAGTATCTAGCGATTCACCTGCTCCCCCAATAACATTGCTAATATCAACATTAATTTTATTGTGTAAAATATTGCTTAGATCATTTATTTCACTTTCGACATAAGCAGTATTTTGTGTTGCATTTAACACATATTCCCAATTACCATTTATATAAAGTTCTAGTTTCCCATCAGTTGTATTTATTCTAAATGCACCTTCCTTACTAACACTTGGTCGTTGGTCTATTGTTCCAACAGGTATCCTCATAGCACCATTGTCACTTATATCTAAAATATATGTATCTTCTCTTCGTCCCGGATTCTCTAAGGTTAAATTATTATTTAAATCAAGCTTTACTAAAAATGTCCCATATGAAGCATCGTTTACCACAGATGCTAAAACACCAGCTATTTTACTTCTTGATAGTTCAGATTGTTGTCTGGATTGATCATTTGCATATACAAAATGATTAACTAAATAATCAGATGTTTCATCAAACCCTGTTCCTTGTATAAGTAATCTTAATTCTTCATACTCATTCAAGTAACTCATTATAATATATATATATATAATGAGTTAGTTAATTATAAAATATTTCACACTAATTATTTGTAAATGGTCCTGATGGTCGTTGGTTATTATTAATAACCATAGGTTCTGGAACAAACCGTTCTGGTAATTCAAAGAAGGGTTTAAATGGAAGTGTATTTAATTTTGGTTGAAATGTTGATTTCTTTTCAACTAAGTTTGAACTATTAATGCCCATTAAATTACTTTCAATATCACAGGTATTATTAGATAATGTATTATGATAATAACTATTTGACATATTACCAACATTGATACCTAAATCCGGTAAAAAACTTTTTACAGGCATTTTTTTATTGATATCCATTTCATAATTATTAATATCTTGGTTAATTTTGCGTTCTCGTAAATATTCACCGGGTAAATTTTTTAATCGTGTAGAAGCCATTTAATATAATATGTTATTTTTTTGTAAGCTTTAAATTTTAAATTTTGATTTAATTGTTGTAATTAAAAACTCAACTTGTTTTTCAGAAGGAGTTTTATCATTAATAATACAAGAAATTATTGGATACATCGCATAAAAAAAATCAAATGAAAACAAAAACAAAAATCTTGATTTATCTGCTATTTCAAATGGTATTCGTTGTTCTATAAATGTTTTTATCCATGGCATTATTTTTTTTATACATGATTTATTTTTGCATAATTCATACAATTCATCTATTTTCACTGAAACTGTATCATCGTATATTGTTAATTGTAAAAATTCTAATAATTGTTTTCTGTAATTTGTATCACCCTCATCTCCGTCAATATCTATGTAATTAATGATTAAATTAGTATTATACATATAAATTATAATATTAATGTAGTTTTATATTATTACAATACAACATGTTATTGTTATAAGTTTACTTACGATGTTTAAAGTAATCATTATCTCGAGACATATCTCTAGATGGAAGACCACCTCGAATCCATCCTTTATTAGCTACTCCTTCCACTAAATTATTTGGATTTTGAATAGTTGCCTTTAAAGTTGGAACTAAATCAACATCTGTAGTTCTAAATGACTTTTCCGTAATTTGACGACAGCTTTTTTTATCAGGAAAATAAGTTCCTTGTTGAAGTTTACTTTCTTTAAGTGCGTCCGATTTCCCTCTTCCTAGAAAAGGGACTGTTTTAAATGGTCGTTCTTGAAGACTGATTCGGCATTTAGGATTGGTTTGGATTGTTCCAATTCTAAGGTCTGAGTCACTTTCTACATTACAACCATTTGCTCCAACTACACCAGGTCCTCCATTGTAAAATACATTTGGTTGTTGAGTAGCAAAACTAATTGGTTGTTTCATACCACAGTGTTTTTCAAAAAAGTTTTGTGTGGTATAAGAACCAAATTGTTGATTTTGAAGATCTACTTCTGATAATCCAACAACATCGTCATTTATTCCTGTTAAATTATAAAATGTGTAATTATGTGTACTAGCACTTGCCATACTTATATAAATAACATAAAGATAATATTTTATTGTTTTCATTTAATAAAATATTATTTTCTTATTTGAATTAATACATAGAGTTACCTAATCGTCTCATATTTTTAGAGCATGCTCCTTCATCTCCTTCTTTACAAGATTTCATAGAACCATAACAAAACATTGCAAATTCTTTTTGATTATTAGGAACACTAGTATTTGGCATAGAATGAAAATTTCTCATCATGTTTTGATGGTTTAAATTATCTCCTAAATTGTTATATAATTTATCATCGTTTAAATTCGATTTACTTTTTTCATTTATTTCCTTTCTAATATTTGTATTATAACTAGGAGCGGCTTCTTTTCTATCAGGGTTATCATGAATTTCTGGTAATAATACATTCATTAATGGGTTTTTTTCAGTGGGTGTAGTAAAATTTGTTTCCATTATTTTATCAAATTTTGGTGTATTACTATCAAATCCTTCTTTCATTATGTTTTTAAGAGCTTGTGTATCTTCTTCTTTTTTTATTTGAATGTGATAAATAAATACCATAAAAAGCAATGTAATTACGCCAGTTACAACAATTTTGATTGATTTCGAAACAATATATCCTAAAATAGTCAAAAGAATAATTACTCGTGTGATTGCATTTAATTTTCTGGAAGCACTAAATTGTTTATCTGGCCAAAATTCAGATATTCTTTCTTTTTTAAAAATGATTAAAGGGTCATCTAACCAAAATTTATCAATATCCATTAGTATATAGTAAATGGTTATTTTTTTATTTCCTTATTCTACTTGATGGCTTTATCTTTTTTCTTTTTCTTATTTTTTCTTTTTTTCTTTTTTCCGGGTTTAACACTTTTCTGCATTTTATCACCATCTGTAGTAAATGTTTTATATATCGTATCTATTTCAGCTTGAATTTCCTGGTGTGTTTTAGTTTTTTGAGATGAAGTATGACTAAAATTATTTGATTTGTTTTGTTGTTTTCTTTGTTGAAGTTTTTTCAACATTCTATCTTTTTGATTATATCGCTTCATATTGTTATTAAATTTTTGTTGCATAGCACCAAAATTCATTTTTCCTCCTCCCATAGGCATATTCATTGATTTAAATATTTTATCCATGTTTTTCATACCAGGCATGTTTTTCATTTGTTGCATTAAATCACCTGCTTCCTTCATAAGTTCTGCTTCATTTATTTGCCCTGATTTAATTTTATGATCGATTTTCGAACCGATAGATTTTACCATTTTCATTAATTTTGTAGGATTTTTAAAAAGTTTGCTAAAGACATCATTTACATCACTACTCCCGGACAAGTCAACCTGCATCTCAGATGCGGTTTCTTCAGCAATTTCTGAAGCAAGTCTTCCTAATTTTCCTTTTAGTAAACCATTAATATGTTCATGTAATTTTTCACTATCAGGCATTGGCATATTAAAATCATTACTACTACCATCTTGTTGTTTACTTTCTTTAAACATAGTATCATTTTCTTCAAAAAATTTACCAATATCTTTCATCGACTCTTCTATTTTTTTCTTAAATTCATCTTCATCGATTGCTTCAAATAGCTTTTCACTATTTCCAAAATGAGAAGCATCATTTACATTTTGAATTACACAAAACAATATTAGTTGTAAATATTTCCAAATGATTGTCCTTGTTTTATCTGTAATGTTTTCCTTCCAAATTAATGAAAAGTCAATATTAGGTAAAAATTCTGTATTAACATCATCATCTTTAAACATATCATCATTATTATATAGAATATCAAAAAATCTAGTTGGGTATACCTTTTTACAATGTTCAAACAGATAGGTTATTGTTGAACTATCATCTAGCGTAGAATAAGGTTCTATTGTAGAAGCATATTCTGGAAAGCTAGTTAAAATATCTCCCATAAAATCATTCATCAAATTTCTAAATTCAGATGGAATTTCCTCATTATCATTATTTGATATATCCGTCATATATAGGATTTATAATGGATATATTTAAATCAAAGTTATTGTTATTGTTTTAATTTTATAATGTTTAAAAATTATTTTTGCATTGAATACATTTCACTCATTTTAGTTAAATTACTTAAATATTTCATAGTCTTTTTTTTATTTTCGTCAGACATAACACTAGATGCTGACTGCATATCTCTTATAAATTTATGAATACCATCATTGTCATAGTTTGTATTTTTAAGATCATTTGAATAATCTTTTGTTTCAAAAAAACTAAAATTTCCAGAATATATTTCATCTTTAAATCGGGTTGCCACTACACTGTACCATGTTTTAATTAACCGACTTGGATTTACTCTTTTAATTTGACCAACAGCTGTCTTAAATGTTCTTATTTCTACATTTTTTGGAAACAAAGTAGTCATTTCATTTAAAAACTCCATAAAATGTGTTGAAAAAGCTTTAGATAATGATATTTTGTCCATATATATTAATTTAATTAATCATATTTAAGTAATTATACTAATTATTTATTTTCGTAAATCATTAAATTAAATAATTATTAATATTTCACATCTAATGTTCGTTGTTTTTGTAATTTTTCCAAGTCAGTTTCTTTAACTTTGTCAGGAATATAATCTTCTGGAGGAGTTTCTATGGTTTGCGAATCATTTAATAACATAAAACTATGCATTTGTCTAGTTCCTCCTTCTCCTTTAGCTGCCATTTCATCACTTGATTGATCTAAATAAGAATAATCGTCTGACATATTTGTTCCCATTTCAGTATACGAATAAGCAGATGGTTCTTCATTATTTTTTGTAGCGATACCTGTTTCAGCATTTATTTTTGGTTGGTAATAATTCATTATATCTTTTCCATATAATACACGATAACCTTGATATAGTAGTAATACTGCTGGAACTTTTCTTACTGTTTCTGGAAGTAACACTTTTTTTCCTCCTTCTAATATTATGTAAATTTTATTTCCTTCTTTTACTCTTTTATCGATACAAACAAAATGGATGTCTTTTTGTATACTTGTTTTAGATAGTTTTGATATTATTCCATCACAGTTTTTACAATATTTACTATAGTATAATACAGAACTCATTTATAATATGAGATTGTTTTTAAACAAAAAATATAACGAAAAGCAAATAACTAATTTTAATTAAATATATGTTTTATATCAATAAAATTGATATAAATATATTAATTTATATGTATTTTATATATAATAATGGAATCTTCTAAATCATCTGATAATCAATCTCAAATGTATCAAAGTTCTATTCCACTACCTAAAATAGATTCTATTTTAGAAGAACATGATATGTTAAAATTTACAATTAGCAATACAAATGTTAGTATTGTTAATGGATTAAGAAGAACTATTATGTCTGAAATAGATGTTGCTATATTAGATACATCAGATGATGCTATTGATATTGAAATAAATACATCTATGTTTAATAATGAAATAATCAAACAACGATTGGGATGTATTCCAGTATTTATGAATGAATTAGATGATAGTGTAAAAGACCTAAAAATGGTATTGGATCGTGAAAATACATCCAATAGTATTGAATATGTAACAACTAAGGATTTCAAACTAATTGACAAAAAAACAAATAAACAATTGTCCGAAAGTAAAGTAAAGGAATTGTTTCCTCCTAACAAACAAACAAAATCGTATATATTATTTGCTCGTTTGAAACCAGAAATATCTAAGGATATTAAAGGAGAGCGATTAAAACTATCGTGTGATTTAAATATAAGTAATGCAAAGAGTAATGGAATGTACAATGTTGTATCATGTTGTGCGTATAAATACACAGTTGATAATGTAAAACAAAATTCTGAATGGGAAAAAATAGAAAAGAAAATGTTGGAAAATACAGAAGAAATAGATGCTAATGCTCTACAAGAAAGGGTAATGTATGAAAAGGAAAATTGGTTTAATCATGAAGGATTAAGACACACTAAAGAAGGGTCTTTTGACTTTTGTGTTGAAACTTTGGGGATATATACAAATAAAGATATTCTTAGAAAAGCATGTGATGTATTGCTACTAAAATTAAATCAAATTAAAAATTCGAGTGAGAACAGTAAATTATTTTCAATAAAAGAAATGCCATTAGCATTAAAACATTCGTTTGATATTATATTGTATAAGGAGGATTATACTGTTGGTAAAATATTAGAATATATTATGCATTATTCTTATTATAGAAAGGGATTGTTATCATTTGTAGGATTTTCAAAAAAACATCCACATGATGATAATTCTATTATTAGGATCGCTTTCTCAGAGGAAAATAGTGATGTTGCCAATACAAGCAATGTTGTTGAAATATTACACAACTCATGTATTATTGCTGCCAATGTGTTTAAAGAAATTAAAAGTAATTTTCAATAATTAGATAAATAAAAATAATTTATAATTTATAATTTATTTTTATTGTTAGTTTATTAAACTATTTTTGAAAATGTGTATTTAGTTGTTGCCCAACTGTTACAAATGTAGTACATTTTGGTATGTTTTTAATTGTATGAGCATTAATATAAGCACATGTTGAGCGCAATCCTCCAAGATAATCTTGAACTGTGTTTTTTAATGGTCCTTTATACGGGACTTTGATTAATCTTCCTTCTGAAGAACGATATGATGCCATTTCACCATAATGCTTTTTCATAGCAAATTCAGAACTCATTCCATAAAATAATTTATATTTTTTACCATCTATTACTTCGATATCTCCTGGATTTTCATCATGGCCAGAAAATTGTCCACCTATCATAACAAAATCAGCACCGCCACCAAATGCTTTGGCCAAGTCACCAGGGCATGTTATTCCACCATCTCCAATAATACATCCGTTGACACCATGTGCTCCATCAGCACACTCAATAATAGAAGAAAGTTGAGGAACTCCAACACCGGTTTTTCGCCTGGTCAAACAAGCACTTCCAGGACCTATTCCTACTTTTACAACATCTACCTTACCATTGATGATAAATTCTTCTACCATTTCTTTTGAGGCAACATTACCTGCTACGATAATTTTATCTGGAAATAATTTACGAATTTTACTCGCAAATTCAACTACTTTGTTCATATATCCATTTGCTACATCAATACAAATCCATTTAGCATTTGTCAACTTTACTATTTCTGTAAAATAAGGAATTTTCTCCTCACTTATACCAATTGACACCATAAAGTATTCTGGATTTAAATCAAATAAGGTCATTCGTGTTTTGAAGTCTTCAAGTGTGTAATGTTTATTGAAACAAGTTATCATTTTAAACTTTGAAAGAACATCATAAACCTTAAAAGTTCCAGTTGTGTCCATATTTGCTGAAATAATAGGTACGCCCGTCCAGGTGGTTTTGGTATTTGGAAATGTAAAGGTTCGTTCCAATGAAACCTGAGATCTACTTGTAATAGTGGTGCGTTTGGGACGAATTAATACATCTTTAAAATCCAATTGAGGAGTATAATCAATTCTCATTATAAAAAATACATTATAAATAATATTTAACTTGTTTTGATAAATATTATTTCTTTTAAAATTTTATTACATTTATTAGTTTTTTATAATTATTTTTTATTTTTTATTTAAATGCTGTTAGTAAGTGATTCCACAACTTGCTTTGCTATTTCATTTTTACGATAATCCATGTTCATACAATACATTAGAAGTGCCGGATCCATTGTGTTTACATATTCAACAACAGATTTAAATGTTATTTTTTCATTTTTCTCTAAGTATTGAGCATGTAATTGATACATATTTGTTCTGAATCGTTTAGGAAAATATTTCAATTCTTTTTCCTTTAATATGTAACAAGAAACATACATAGCATATAATTGTGAAGTATAATTATGTAGATCATTTCTTAATTTACGAAATTTATGATTAAATTCTGGAAAGTAGTTTAGATATTCTTTAACCTTATTCTCTTGTCTTAAAACATAATACCTATATTGTATCTTAGTAGTATTACCCTTTATGTTTTTAACATATTCATATGAAGGATTAACTACTTTTAATCTTCTAACCGAATCTACTGTTTTAATTACATAACCAGGATATATGTACGAATATTCGTTGTCAATCAAATCATTCATATATTTCATAAATCCTTTATAAGAAGACATATCTGGTGAATACGATGGTATTTGAATATTTCGAAAATTGTACCAATCACCATCTTCTGCTCCATCTGTTGTAATTGGAACAACACAATAATTTTCAACTAAATGATATATGTTTACAAGGTATAGATATGGTCTATTTACAGGAACAACTCTCTTATTTTTAGGATGTTGTAAGACAAAACTATAAATAAAGTTTTTGTTAAAACTATCAAATTCTACATTAGAATATATCATCGCTTCTAAAAACATTGTTCGGAATGTTATATTATTATCCATGTTATAGTGACAATTCGCACCAATATTACTTCTTGTAGTAATTTCCCAATCATCAATTTGTGGAGACCAAAATAAGTTAACCATTGTTCCTTCTATGTAAGGTTGGGCTATATACTTATCTTTTTCTTGTGTCATCCAATCTTTAAAATAATCTTCTGTTATTGATTTTGGAGGTGAATATGATAATACCTGATTATCATCAACTATAACGGATCGAAACAATCCAAGTGTTTCCATATTATCCTTGTTTAGTTTATTTTTCTTATATTTCATAAGGTAGTAACCATTTATTTTTTTAACAATTAAATCTTTAGAGTCACAATACTCTTTATCATTAATCTTTTTAAAATCAAAGTATTCGTTTAAATTGTACATCTTCTTTAATAAATTATGTGTTATTACATAATATATTAATTTATTTAAATCAATTTTGTTAATATATTTTGCAAATATTAACAAATTACACCAATAAATAATTGAATATAATTTCTAATTATTTTATAAGACAATGGAAAAAAATATGTCGAATTCATTATTTTTGTCTTTAGGACAAGTTATTAAAATAATAGCAACAAATAACAGCGAAATTCATGAAAAAGTTTATTTTATCAATTACATTGATAAAAAAATGATTGAAATGATAGAGCAAAAAACATTGTCAAAAAAAATATTTAATATAAATGAAGGATTCTTAACTGAAGAATCGATCGAAAAAATAGAGATATTGTATAAACCAGACGAAATTGGTTTTGCTAGACAAAATAATCTAATAGTCGGTAGATCAATTACTATTGAATTTGGTGGTGAAGTTCCTACGATAATAAATGGTAAAATTAGCAATTTAGAAGAAGATAGAATTGAAATAGAAAGTTATCCAGACAAGCAATATTTTTACATAGATTTTGAATACAAGGGTATTCCAAGAGATTTACCCATAAAATCAATTCGTGATTTTATTCTGCCAAAATCTAACATACCTACAAAAATAGATGAAGATGAAACGGATACTGGAGTTATGGAAAGTCAAATAGATTCCAACCAGGTTGTAGATTCAGAAATAGTAAAAACGATTGAGTTAGATAAAAAGGAAGATGTAGTAGAACAAGAAGTAATTGAAGAAAGTGATGGCGAGGAAGACATTGATCTAATGCCAGAAGAAAAAATAAACTTAGAAGATGATATTATCGATATAAACGAAATTGAATTTATGGATGAAGATTTACAAGAGATCAGTGAAGAAGTTGAAGTAAAAGAGGGAGAGAAAATATTTGATATAAATGATCAAGTTTCAGACCTAATGGATGACTTACTAGCTAGTGTTCCATCGTCAAAGCGCACCTCAAAATTTCTTAGACAATTGCATACCATGTTAGAACGCTATAAAGAATTGAGAGAAGAATTTTCGAAGTTTGATGATATGGGATATCTTTCTGATATACAATACAAAACGGAAAATTATAAACCGATATCTAATATATTAAAATCTGCCAAAAGTCCTGTTTATTGGGCATTACCTGTTGTAGAAATCAAAAAACATCTAGATATAAACACTTCTAGTGATAATACTATTAAAAAAACAAAAACCGTTTTAGATGATATGTTAGATTTACAACAGGAATTTAAATCCAATTCTATTCCAGACGAGCAAAATAAATATGATTATTTTTATAAAAATCTACCTCTCGATACATATGATAAACCAGATGATTCACTTGAAATATTAAGAAAGGTTGATACTTTAAACAATAATGTTATCATCGATACATTGGATGATTTTTATAGCACAAATGCGGTAATTAAAGGAGTTGGTTCAGATACATTTTCAGTAGGTGAAAAACATAGATTTGTTATCGATAAATTAACTGCTGGCTTAACTAAAATTAAACCAGTTAATTACAAAACACCCGGATGTCCAAAAACAATACCATTGGAAACTGAACGAGTTAATATAACAAATAATGATGTATTGTATATCAAAGGGTTAGTTACCCTACCATATGATTATATGCAATATTCAAAAATATATGATGTAAACAATTCTATATTATCTAGAGTTAATTATCATGGTAATCAATATCACTATAGTTCACTTTTAAATGAAGACACTGAAGTATTATTAAATGATTTATCAAATCCAACGGATGTGTTTAATAATATTGTGTATCACTATAAAAAAACAGATACATATAATTATGAAGATAAAGAACTTATTTGGAATGATATTATTGATAAAGCAGTTTTGAACTTGCGTGATTTGTTTAAAAAGTTGAAAAGTGAAATAGAAAATGGTGTGTCTATGGATCGTATCGTAGAATACTTTAAACCGTATCAAATTTACAGTGAAGATATTGTTTTTAATGATTATACTTCGATAAAAGAATTTATTGAATCAGAAATAAAGTCTTATAAAAAGAAAAAAATAGAAAATATCATTAAATATAACAATTATATTAAGTTTATCAAAAATTATAAAAAAATAAGTTTCTTAGACAAATTTATTGGTTCTGATAACATTAAATCATTGTATGATATTAACGAAGACACAGATATGCAATTTTTCAGAAAAATGTATCAACTAGACGATAGTAGACTAATGATGTCATTGGTAGCAAAAGAAATACACAATGAGTTAAGCAACGAATCAACTAACCTTAATCCCGATACATTAATAGAACTTAAAAAGGAATTAGAAGAAAAAAACAAAGATAATAAGGGATGTGAACCAGTAAATAAGGATATATCATTGGCAAAAAAATATTATGATTTAGATGATCTTTTACAAGACAATAATAAAAATGTGGTTTATGACGAAAAATACGATACAACTCGTTATGACATATACGAAGAATTGGTAGAAGAACAAAATATTAAGTATCCGGAATTAGTGGAACATTTAATTAAAAATGTAGGGGTTGATAAAAAAACAGCAGAAGTGGATGCACAAAGTATGATTGATGGTTATAAGAGTGTTCAAAATGGTGATTATGCTATATTAGAACCAAATGGTTATGAATTACATTATTATATTCGAGATGAAAATAAATGGAGATTGGATGAAGAGATGTCTAATAAACCAGTTGAAGAAATGGGATTTTGTAATTTAAAAGAAAGTTGTTTAAAAATAAACAATGAATGTTTGGACAAAGAAAGTCAAGATGACACAGTAAAAGAAATGTCGGTAGATGAATTGATCAAACATTACGAAGAAAAACAACAAAAAACAAAGGAAGAGATTAATAACAGAATAGCAAATGAGATATCAAAACGACAACAAGTAGCTTCCATTATTAAAAACGAGCATAAAAAACGAGATCTTAAATATGATATTCAAAAAATTAACATCGGTAAAACACTTTCAGTAGAAGAGATTACAGTATCTCCATATGAAGACATCAAAAATAGAATATTAGGAGAGTATGATATGGTTTCGAAAATGGCACATATTATTGATTTTGTAAATTCCTATTGTAGAACTCCATTAGCAAATGAATCGATGCATTGGTATTATTGTGTGGAAACAAATGTCCCACTTCTTCCTAGTTTTTATTATGATTTGGCAATTGCGTTTCAAAACAAAACTTATTTAACTACACTACGAGAGATAGAAAAGGAAAGAGGAACAAGTGATGGGGATAATATTGTTGACAAATATAGTGGATATGTTATTAAAAAGCTTCAATACGATGAAAATGAAGGATATGAAGAAAATGGATTTAAACGAGTAACTCGAGAAGTCATGGAAGAAGAAGAAGATATTGTAATGACCACATCTGTATCTGGATTACAGGTTCAGAAAAAACATGGAATGTTTATAAAAGAAATTAAAAAAATATTAAAAACTTTAGATACGAAATTAAAGGTAAATACTTCACAACAACATGAATTTATTGTTAAATATATGATACTTTTTATGAAAAAATATGTTGTAAGTGAGAGAAAATACCTAATTAAAATGAAGGAATTAAAGAAAAAAGGTAAAACAAAAATTTCATCATATAAAAAATACAAAGATGAGATTAAAATATTTCTTTTAATGGGATTGTATGTTATTGGTATTCAGTTGGTAACACCTCATTTAGATTATGCACCAACATATGAAGGATGTGTTATGTCATTTGATGGGTTTCCATTAGAAGAAGGTGGTGATAATTCAATTATTTCTTATATAGCATGTTTATTTTTGAAACTTAAAAGTAGTATTCGTCCATGGAATGTACTTCCATCTACTAGACGCTCTAACTTCAATGAAATTAAAGATAAATTTGTAGAAAAAATAATAAAATTCATGAAAGATAAGATACTTGTAAATACTGAAATTTTAAATCAATTAGAAGAAAAAAGAGAATGGTTAGTATTAAATCAAGAATTATCCGTAATTAAAAATGATTTTGATGTAAAACGATGGGATACATTTTTACCACATTTAAATAAGGTAACCGTAAATGATACTAGGGGAGTTTCTGGTAATTTCGACAGATTATTAAAAGAAAGCATTACCAAAGGTAACATAAGCCAATTTTCGTATGTATTTTCATTAATGGGTAAAATAATTAACCAATCGTTTTTAATTCAAGAAGATATGGAACGAGTAATATCTAATAAAGAATTGAAATTAAATACAATAAATAATATTCCATTTTTAGAAAATGCTTGTTGTAATGAAACAAAAAATAATTTTGCTTACTTTGCTGATAAAGAACCATTGATTATTCAAAGAAATAATGAGATAAAAGACATGGTGATTAAACTGAATAATTACATGAAAATAAAAAAAGCACCATTTATTTACAATGATGAAAATACTAAACTTTTTTATCCATCAGTAGATAAAACATACAGTGAAAATACAATCTATCTTGCTTTTATTAAGTATTGTAAATATAATACTGGTTCTATTTTAGATGATGATTTACAGCGATTATGCATAACGAATGAGAGCTCATTTAATTTGTATGATAGCATTGAAGAGAAAATTTCAATAATGAAACAAGAAGAAGGTAATTACTCGAGTGATTCGTTAATAGAATTAATGAATGTAATCGCAAAAAGAAACATGATATACCAGGGATTTCATACTTCTCATATCTCTCCCAAGACAGAGTTTGAAAATAAATTAAATGAAGACTCTTTTGATATATTGGATAAAGAAATATTAGATTCTATAAAAACAGTATTAGACCGCTTTGATTTAACTTATAGTGAAGATATAGATAATGATATTAATGATAGTCTATTGATACTTAAAAATAAAAATATTGAATTGATTGATAGAATAACGAATCATATTAAAAAAACAAAATCTAAAAAAAACCGTTTGATTGATTTTATCAAATCAGTTAGTGAATTTAAGGAACGACGAGGGGGTGATTATATTACAAATATAGATGAAACTAATATATTTAGTATTGAATTTTTAAAAAAATGCTTATTTCAAGTAAGTGTACAGTTTCCACAGTTGATTTTGGGAAAAATTAACTTTAAAGCATTAAATGTCGAAAACCCCAATTGGAACTTGAGCGAATATCACAACTTAAAATTAAGTAAACAAGCAGAAATGGAATATGGAAAATTCTACCAATTTAGTGAAGACAAAATTATTGAACCATTATTAGTAAATATAATAAAGAAAAATAAGGAAATATTTAGATTTTCACAACTTATACCAATTTACAGCGATGTAGTAGAAAGTAAATCTGTAAAGAAATCAGTATTAAATACAAATATTACTAAAACATTATACACACATTTGCTTTTGAAAATGTTAACAACATATATTGATGTAGAAGATAACATAAAATTAGACAAACCATTTGATAATCCAAATATAGAAGACAATATTTTCGAAGAAAGTAATGAAACTGCTATTGATAAGATGAATGAATTATTAACTGTAGTTCTAGAAACATTAGAACATCAAAAAGGAAATATTAATCTTTCTATGGAAGAGATACAAAACAATGTACTCAATGTAAAAGAGATGGAAAAAACAGGAATTGTTGAGCGATTGAAAAATATGAGTAAAGAAGATAGAAAATCAGAAGATTACATGAAGAATCTTAGATTAGGCGATTGGAACCTAGGACAAACAAAATCTTTATACATTTACGATCCATCACAATATGATAGAGAAGTAAGAGAACAAGAAGTTGAAATGGAGAAAAGAGCATTAATTCAAAAAAATAATAACAATATTGATAGTTTCCAAGAAGATGTAGCTTTGGAAGATATGATTAAAGATAGTAATGAACAGCGATTAGTAGATCAAGAAATGATGCAGGATATGATGGGAATGGGTGAAGATGATGATTTTGGAGAAATGGATGGTGACGAAATGTATTAATAAATTAATTTAGTAATTAATAAATTATTAAATTAATAATAAATTATTATTATCAGTATATATAATAATGTTTCGGCTATTTATTAGACAAAATATAACATCCGTATCTATTGTTTTATTTATTATTTTATTTACAGTTATTCAAATAGTTAAACCATCAATAATATACGATAACGATGGATCGTTAAGACAATTTGGTTTGGCATCTAAAAAAAAGACTGTATTACCAATATGGTTAATAACTATATTTTTAGCTATATTATGTTATTTATTTATAATGTATTACCTAACTTTACCTAAATTTGTTTAATTTATAGTTTTATTGGTGTGTTGCATGGTATTCCAATAATTGTATTCATATTAATTGTTATAACTAAGATAATAGTTAATATATACCAAATGGTTGTTGACATGATATCCTTTTTAAGAAATGTATTATATAATTTTTTTAATAACATTTTTGTAGAATTGTTAATAGGGACATCTAAATTATTCATAAAAAGTTGAAAATTATAAGGGTTTATTTCTTTAAGAATTATATTTATATCTTTTTTAATTTTTTCACTTAAATTAACATCTTTTTTCTTTAAACTAGGTATAAATACTAGATTGGCTATTTCTTGTTTAGTTGTTTTTTTTAAACGAAAAAATAGAGATCCAAATGTATTATAAAAAGGTCGTTTCCAAGATGGAAATGATTCTATTAATGATCCTATTATCCCAAAAATAAATATCATAGTTATAAAAGCGGTACTAAATGCTTCTATAAACATCGGACTACCACATCTACCATTTAATATAGATGAGTTTATGAATCCTTGTGTTAGTGTAAATAATAGTATCAATATAGGAATTAACACATATGGTCTAAAGGTTTTTTTTGGTAATAACATACTTTTTGCATACTCTTTTATGCGCGTCATACGATATCGTATAAAAGATATAATTATGATTAATATAATATATATAGCACCAATTGATCCGTTGCTAATGTTGTTTTTTTTATTTGTTGGTTTAGTTACAGATGCATCCATTTATAATAAAATGATATTAAATAATGATAATAAAGATATTATTATTTAATTTATAGTTTATTTATATCAACCGAACTTAGATTTTTAACTATATCTTCGTCTGTTTTTTTACATTTTATATTGTTCATTGATTCACTGTTAATTAGAACTGCTAATGCTGCCGCCAATACATAAAATACAAAACTTCCTATTAAATCCTTTTTTAATACTAAATTATAATATTTCATCATAAAGTTGTTTGTTCTTTTTGTATTGGGAACATTTAATGGGAGTAGTTTCATTTGAAAATTATTCGGTCTCACTGTATTAATCATTAATCTTTCATCATTCAATAAAATTTCTAATACATTTGATTCATCATTACGAACATTGGGAATATATACTTTATTAACTACCGTTCGTATTGTTTCCATATTTAGACCACAAAATAAATATCCAAATGTATTATCAAATGGTGATTTTAAAATCGGAAAACTTTCTATAATTGTCACTATAGTTCCAAATATTAGAAATATTGTTATAGCAGATGTCATAAAAGCAGTTTGTGTCATATCAACATTACATTTATCTAGTAATTGTGTTTTGTTACTTACTCCTTGTATTATAAACATACCAATTAATAGAATAGGAAGTGTTAGATATCTTGGTAAAGTTTTAATAGATGGCAACATCATATCAGGCGTATACTTAGTTATTCTTTCATTACTAAAACGAAATATGAAAAATATAATTATCACTAATAAATGGATTGGTAAAAATGTAAACATGTAATATATATTATTTGTATAATAATTAAAATACTAATTTGTAAAGTTTTTTAATATTATTTGTTATTTATTAATATAATAAATGAATAAACCAACACTAATTGAACCAGGTGTTAAATATTTTTTAAATGAAACATTGAAGAACTATAAAACAAAAAAACAAATCAACGAAAAAATAAATGTAAATGTTACTTTGTTAATATTATTTATTGTGATTATTGGAAGTATATTATATTATAAATGGAAGAACAAACCATCTTTAGAGGATATAAAGCATAGAGACAACCTTAAAAAACATTACATATTAAATAAAATTAAGCAAATATCAGATAAAAAATCAAAAGATAGAAATGAAACAATTACCAATCTTCCTAAATTTGAGAGTGATTTTGTGAAACTTCATAAAAATTTTTATAACATTTAATAATAAATGAGTAAGCTAAAGGAATATAATGATGCTTTAGATAATTATTACACTTTAAAACAAAAATATGAAAAAAGTATTAAAAAGAAAAATAAAGACAATGATGATATTTCAAAAATAACATGTGTTAAATGTAAAAAAAAAGGAGGAACAGATTTTTCTCGAGTAGTCGAGACAGCATCCAATGGTAGAAAACAAGTGTTTATAGTTGCTAAATGCAAAGCAGACAATCCATGTGATTTAAATATAAATATTAAGCTTGCTAATTATAAATTATACGATGATTTAGTGAAATCAATTAATAAACAAGTTGAAATAATTAAATCAGATATTATAAAACTAAAATTAGATCTTTTGTTTCAACTAAAAGACGAAGAGTATGTTGTTACACGATTTGAGAAACTAAAAACAAAAATGCAAACTTTAAGTAATAAATTAACTAAGTTACAAAATACTTATAATGAGAAAAATAACACATTTATTATTAAAAAAAAAGATGACGATACAAATGAAGAATATGAAGAAAAAATATCAAAAAAAGACAGCATCAAGATTACAAACAAAGAGATCGAGACGGTATTAAGTAATTATGGTAAGATAGTAAAAGAATATAACAAAACTAAAAATAAAGCATTTTTGAACGATGCTTTTGAAAAATATTACAAACAAATAACTGATTTGTTTTCTAAAAAAAGAGGCATATTGTATCAAGAATGTAACATTGAAGTTATAAAAGCAAAAAGAAAGGAAGATGACAATGAAACATTTATTGAATTTAGAGATGTTTCTATTGAAAATAAACAAGTTTCATTAAATGCCTTTGAAATTGTTAAAAATGTATATTAATGTATTCTTTATCTTGTTATAATATATATGAATTTAAGTAAGTTTATCGATATAAAAGTATTTTTATTAGCACTATTTGCTGGTTTATTTCTATCTTATATCTTATCTCCAAAAAAAAGGGTTATTTATGTTTACCCCAATCCATCAAATACAGATAAATTACAATACAAAGATAAGGCAGGAAATTGTTTTAAATTTCAAGAAAATGTTGTAGACTGTCCTACTAATGAAAATGATATACAAGAATACACTGTTCAGTAATATAATTTATAAAATATTTGTAAATTATATATGTATTTAAGACGACTTATATATAGCGATTTCGGTAAAATTATTATTTCTATATTGTTAGGATTGGGACTATCTACTTTATTTAGAAAGGTATGTAATGATAGAAATTGTTTAATTTTCAAAGCCCCGACAATTGATAAAATAGATAATAAAACATATAAATTTGAAGATAAGTGTTATAGTTATAAAGCACATGCGATACAATGTAAAGATGATACAGAATATGTAGAATTTGAATAATAAAATGCGTATAATAATGATTTAGTTACTATTAATAATGTATAAATGGAAGCAAATACTACTGATATTGATAGTTTACCAAATGAACTAAAACCGGCTGAAAATGTTAAAATGACAGTTAGTGAACCACAGTCATCTACTAATGTTATCACAGAATTAAGTAAAGAATCTATTAGTCAAATTGTAAATGGATTACAAGAAGCAGGTGCTAGTCAATTAACCGGGTTACCTAGTAAACACATTCCTAACCAAAATTCTCAGGTTAGTTTTGATCCAAATGTAAAGGTAAATCATATCCCTCCTGTTGAAAATGAAAAAACAAATTATATTGAAGATGATTCTACATTTGAAGAAATTGTAAAACAATCTCAACAAAAAGAGAAAAATGATATGCGACTAGAACAAATATATGATGAATTTCAAACACCTATATTGGGAATGGTGTTGTATTTTCTACTTCAACTACCCTATATTCAGAAGATTTTTATTAGAAATTTCCCATCATTGTTCAATAAAGATGGATTTCACACTCTATCTGGATATATGGTACAAACAGCATTATTTGGAATAGGATTTTATTCATTAAATTCATTATCTAATCATCTTAGTGTTTTATAATGTTTTATAAATATAATTATTATAATAAATTTAATAATTATATTTACTTGAAAAGAGATAAAATAGTTAATTTTTTATTTGTGTTATTTTTTGCCTTCTTTTTCTTTGTTTTGTTTTTCTTTGTCTTTTTTTTCTGTGTTTTCTTTTTATTTACCTTTTTGTTTTTATTTTCAGATGGGATATAACGAAGGAAATACCATTCAAATTCTTTTTTCCCTCTGCTATTTTTAAGTTTTTTGTATCTTTCTGATTTTTCAGCTCTCATTTTCTCCATTGTTAATTGATTACCATAACAATCTATAGTAAATCTTTTAAGTAGCCCTTTCTGAGACAATCTATTTTTTTGTTGAACATCAAATAAATATTCACTCATACATAAAATTCGATTTTCTTTATAGTATTTTCTATTGACATATGCGAATGATAGATAAAAACTTAACATAGTATCAATTGTAGCAATTCTTATATTTTTACCGGCAGATCGTATAATATTGTAGCTATGACACGCAAGTGGTTCATATATAAAAACTAGTGTTTCATTACCTACTTTTACTTCATAATGAGGAGCAATTATTTCACCTACTCCATCACGCCTAACAATTTTAATTTTTTTAATTCCAATATCATTTAATCTTTCTTTTATAATTCGCGCTGTATTTTTTGGTTCAATTGATAAAACATCAAAATCAGGAATTCTAGGAACAGGGACATTTTTAATTTCTGGATGTTGTTTTAAAATCATTCGATTTGCGTATGCGCCAAAAAATATACACCCCTGAGACACTAAACTGTCTCTGGTAGTTGTAAAAATTTTAGTTTCTATTTGAGTTAAGTTATTTAATGTCATACTATCGCTATTGTTATTTTCACTATTTGATATTGATTTTTTAACACCATATTCAAACAATCGCTGTATTTCTTCATTATCGCAATTTTTACCTTTAAGTGGATAATGTTTGTTTAATAAACTAAGACGCTTCAATACCTTTTCCCATCTACTAACATCTCCTTGTGGTCTAGACAGTTCTAAATACATAGACATACGAAGATAATTAGCAGGAGTATAATATATATTATCTACTATAATAGCTTTTCGTTTTATATTTTTATAAATATCATCAACTAAATATGTAATGTCTGCTACAGGAATATAATTTACAAAAACTTTAAATGTTCCTGGATGCATACCAGCCTTTGCTTCTACTTCATCATATCCTTTTTCATAATATATATCAGCAAGATCTTTGGCATCTTTTAAAGGGTCTGGTGAATAGAAGTCATAATCAGGTAACTCAACTGTTTTATCATAGAATTGATCCTCAAGTGGTAATATATTATTTATAGCAGTTCCACCATAACAAATACGCTTTCGATCTACTAAAAATTTTTCTACTATTTCTATTATTTCCTTAATACTTGGACTATTAAGTAGGGTGTAGCCTGTTTTTTTCTCAATATTATCTACCGCACTTCTTAATATAGCCAATTCTTTTTCATCAAATGATTGTTTTTTCATTTTGTGTTTATATAAAATATATAGATTTTATATATTTTATATTTAACTATCTAGTTAACTATTTTCCATTAATACCTTTTTCACACGTGGATCCATTGGTTTTGGTTTAACTAATTTAATAGGTTTATATCGTTGTTCGTCTGGTTTAAGAACCAACGCGCTTTTATTTCTTGAATAAAAAGTAAGAGCTTCTTTTAGGTTTGTATCATGTAGTGTAAATCTCATTAATGATATTTGGCATCCACTTTCACGATGTACTTGTGAAGGAGGATTCTCTTTTTCATTGGTTTCATCTGGAATAACCATTTTAACCATTAATTTATTTTTACGAATCATGTCTTCTTTATCTGTTCCAAATTGTATATCATAATTTCTAACAAATTCCATTCCTCCCATACCTTTTACTTCCATATTGTTAGACATATTAGTTATTTTATACAAATCACTATCTTTAAAAGTATTTGTACTATCGTAAACAGATATTATTACTTTTTTACTTAAATATTTAATATCTTCGTTGATAACACTTTTTTCACGACCACAATAACCATATGATGGATTCATCAACTGAGATTTAAAAGCATTTGTAATATTTTCTGCTAATGTATTTAAAGCAGAACCATTCATCGTTTTTATTCTAAAGTTTAAAATAAGTAAGTCATTTGAATTTTGTGTGGTTATTCCATAAAATGCTTTTTTACATGTATTTAACACATCTGGAATTTCTAAATGATTTAATGTATCTTTTGAAAAGGATGATTCATTACTACCAGATGCGTTTTTTAAACTAGCTGCAACAACTGGTTTACCATTCTGCGAAAATATTTCAAAGTCTAATGCCCGCGGTCCCATCTTAATAGTGTTTTCTAATATACCCAAATCAACCCAATTATTAAATACTTCACCACCACAGCAACTGTTATAACTTCCTAGAATATAGTAATCTTTTAATGATGTTGGTCTTTTATATACTTTATCATAACTATCATGATACGCAAAATTAGAAATAGAGTCGATTCCATTTTGTTCTTTAAAGTTTAAAAATTTTTTTACATTATCTTTTAATGTATTTACATTATTTGAACTTTTATTTACACGATTAACAATGTAAAATAATATAATAAGAATTGTAATAATAATTCCTATAACCAATATGAATCTTAAAAGAGTTTTATTATCTCCAGTTATTTTTTTATAATATTCCATTACTTCTCTTTGTAATTTTTCAGACTGTTCTTTCGCTTGCTTTGCCATATTTTCCATTAAATCACCTGATGGTGGTTCTATTTTAGGTATATTGTTTCCAGTAGCACCAGGGTTTTTCAAATTCAATATATTTGTTTTTGATAGAAAATTAGGTTTTGGTATACGGTTCATTTTAATATATAATTAGATATATTTTATTGTAGATATAAATTAATTAAACACAAATTAATATTAAAATTATTATATTATAATATATTAATTAAATGGCAGGTGGATTATTAAATTTAACATCTTATGGTAATGAAAATATAATATTAAATGGAAATCCTAAAAAAACCTTTTTTAAAGCTGTGTATAAAAAACATACCAATTTTGGATTACAACGATTCAGAATCGATTATAAGGGAAGTAGAATTTTAAATTACAATACACCAACCGTATTAGATTTTAAGATACCACGATATGCTGAAATGCTTTATGATACATATGTTTGTATAACACTACCTGATATTTGGAGTCCTTTTCATGAATTTGATCCAAACACACAAACTACTGGTAACACTATGAAACCATATCAGTTTAGATGGATTGAAGAATTGGGAACAAATATGATTCGTGAAGTAGAAGTATATTCTGGACCGATTATTTTAAGTAAATTTTCAGGAGAATATTTAAATTGTTTAAAGGAGCGTGATTTCAGTAATTCTAAAAAAGAACTATGGAATCGAATGACTGGTAATATTACAGAATTAAATAATCCCGCGTTTGCTGGAAATAGAGTAAATGTATATCCTAATGCTATGTATGTAGATAGTACAGGTGTTATACCATCTATACAAGGTAGAAAGCTGTATGTACCCTTAAATTTGTTTTTTTCAGATTCTAGTAAAATGGCCTTACCACTAGTAGCACTGCAATATCAAGAAATAAACATTAAAATTACATTTGAACCAATTACCAAATTATATACGATCAATGATGTAGATGCGGTTGATACAGCATCTGGTATAAGTTATCGTAGAGCACCAAACCCTAATGTATTACATCATCAAATGTGGCATTTTTTAAATCCACCATATGATATACAAGCTAGTCTTTCTAAATATGATCAAACTAGAAATGATTGGAATAGCGATATTCATTTAATATCAACATATATATTTCTAGGTCAAGACGAAAGGCGTATGGTAGCCCAACAACCATACAAGTTGCTTATAAAACAAATATATGAATATGAAAAATTATCTGTAGGTGGATCTCAAATAACTGAATTTGATAGTAAAGATATGGTAGTAAATTACATGTTTCGATTTAGACGAAATGATGTATATCTCAGAAATGAATGGTCTAATTACACAAACTGGACATATAATAATGTTGAACCACAACAAATTACAAACTTTTTGCCTATTTTTGAAGGACGAAGAATCGTAAATCCTAGAAATTTTTTTATAACAGGTGCTATTGGTGATTATTTTTATAACAAAAAAGAAATATTAATGGATATGGGAGTTGTATTACAAGGAGTTTATCGTGAAAATGTAATGGATGCAGGTGTGTATGAATACATTGAAAAATGGAAAAGAACAAGTGGATCTGCAAAGGATGGTTTGTATTGTTATAATTTTTGTTTAGATAGTGAAAGAAGCATTTACCAACCATCTGGAGCTATGAATCTTAACAAATTTTCAAAGGTTAGTTTTGAGTTTAACACTCTTGAACCGCCTATAAACACTGAACCTAGATTAATTAATATAATATGTGATACAAACAATAATCCAATTGGGTTTAGAAAATCAAATGCGGATTTAACTGAATATAGTTACGATTTAAAAGTGTTTGAAGAAAGATATAACATGCTTATAATAATGGGTGGAAGAGGTGAATTGTTACAAGCTAGATAAAATAATTAATATTTAATAAATAATATTAATTATTTGTTTATTTTTTACTGAAGTCCCAAATAGAGTCGTAGAAATGAACGCCGTTTTCTGGTCTAGGATGTTCTGGTTTGTAGTCTGAACGATATCTAGTTTTACTTGGTTTAGATTTATCATAATCTGTCTCTGGATACATTTTTTTCAACATTGCCTTTTTTTCCTCTTTCTTTTTTTCTTGTTCTTCTAATTCACGCTGTTTTTTAGATTCCAAATCTGTAAAATCGTAACCCATTAATTTATATAACAATTTAAGTCCTTGTTTTCCATTGTCCTGGTATACAACTTTTAAAATTCTTTTAATAGGTTCTCCTACAATACTAGAAAATGTTTTAAAATCCATTCCAGCAGGAGACATATTATTTAATACATTATCATATACTTCTTTATCTATCTGTAACTGATCCATTAGTATAGTTGCTTCTTTTTTTAATATCATACTATCTTTATCTTGATCTACCGCATCAAATAATTGTTTTAAATATTGATCATTTTGTTGATCTGTTAAATGTTTATTTTCTTGTTTTTCTTGTTTTTCTTCATCATTTAATCCATAATGGATTTTACCAGTATTTAAGTTAATATTAACATCTTGTATTTTATTACAAAATAATCCTTCATCTTTACACATTTTTGTAATAAATTCTCCTTCGTTAATATCAGTATTTGCGATGTTTTTTGATTTTTTTAATTCAGCACTGTAGTTAACATCCGTTTCTGTTTTTTCATTTTTACTAGATGTTTCATTGTTTTCAAAGCCTTCTGTTTTTTTTCCATTTACATCTTTTGGAACAAATTTTAAATAATCAACTGGTCGTCTTCCTCGTTCATCTTTTTTTGCTTCATCATTATAATTATGATAATTAGTTCCAATAACTTTTAATTTATCCGATGTAATACCTTCTCCTTCAGCAATTGTTACTAATTTATCATTAACATAGATAGATACATCATGTTCGTCTGTGTCATTGTTTTTACGAACTTCATATTTAATAATATATGGTCCTTGTTCTAACATATATTTAGACCGTTTACCTGTTTTGCCTTTAAATATAGAACCATCAGCGGTATATCCATCTCTATATACACCAAAAACAACCCCATCATTTGTTTCATCCGTAGAAAATCCCCAATTTCCTTGTGTAGTATTATATAAATATTGACCGGATGGTATTGCTATTTCAATATCATAATTATCCATTTTATCTAAAACTATTGATTTAAATTCATTTGTATCGTATGATTTTGATATTTGTGATACAAAATATTCTTTTATTGTTTTACGATATAGTACAGAAATGATGACAACTAATAGTAGAAAAAATAAAGAAATAATTAGTTTCATATTTGTATATATTACCAATATAAAAAACTTTCCAAATAAATAGTATTTGGTATTGTGAAAAATATTTAGGAAACAAATAATACAGTAATTATAATTTATTTTATTTTTTAATAAATAATTATAATATATAAATGGCAAGCAAATTAACAAAAAAGGATAAAGATGATAAAGAAATAAAAAATAGTAAAAAAGTTTCTAAAAAAGACGATGAAAAGAATAAGCAAAAAGAAAAAATAAGTAAATCAAAAAAAAAGATAGAAAGAATGGAAAACCTAAATGATATATACAAAACATATCGTTATAAAAAGGACTGGAAGTATCTAGAAAAACATTTACAACAATGGAAAGGGGAGCCATATGAATTTATTGATAATTATTATAAAAGTCCTGATTGGGCATATTACAAACCAGCAAATATGCATAATAAATTAGTAGATACAATTAATAGTAGAAAATATAGAATAAAAGATGATTCGTATGTTGAACGAAGTGTTGCTGTTTTAAAAGAGATTCTAGTATTTTTTATAAAAATGTTTGTTTTGGTTTACATTGGTTGTTTTTTAATTTGGAATAGTTTTCATTCTGTTCAATCAAAAGATTTGGATTTAGATGAAGAAAATCATCAATTCAGTGTTAATAAATTTATGAATATGATTGAAATATATCAAGATCAATCACCAGATGTTTATGTATTTATTAAGTCATTGTATGTTGGGTTAGCAAAAATACCAAGAGATGCTTTATATTATGTATTTTGTCAGAAAAATAAAATAATGGAATCACTTTATTTTGGTGGTGGAGGTGGAGCATTATGGGATTCTAAAAAAATGTATGGTAAAACTCCTTCACAGATTCGATCTGTTATTCAATTATTAATTGCTGGTGTTTTACCGTTGGTAATGTATTTTGTAGGTATGATGTTTGCTGGTATTTTTATGTTTGGTCATCTTCATTTGGGATATATTAAAAGTTCTATTAATTTAATTAATAGTGACTTTTTCATGAATAAAAATAGTTGGTTTTTTAAATACAACTTTATGACTATATTTTTATGGTTAACAGTTGGTGCTTTGGCACACTTTATTGTAATACCTGGTGTAATTGGATTTTTCTTTACTATAGGATATATCGTAAAGATGTTTAAAAATATATCAAAGGTTAACAATGTATTTAAAAATATTACAAAATCATATTTAAATTTAGTAATTATAATGTTGATATTTGGTGTATTATTAGTTCAAAAATATAATTTATATTTTCACGAAAAATTACCAATCAATGTAAATTCTAAAGGAATGGCAATTGCTGCTATAGCTTTACCATTTATTTTAATACCATTATACTTTATTTTTAACGCGTTGTTTGGTTCTAAACAACCTGCTCCTGTGTCGTCTTCATAATAATTAAATAATAAATATATTAAAGATATCATTAATATATTTTTAATGGGAGGTAAAAAAAATCGTAAAAGAAAAGTATCTGCTAATGGTAAACCATTTGTAAGTGTTTGTACACCAACTTACAATAGACGGATGTTTATTCCACAACTAATTAAATGCTACGAGGCTCAGACATATCCAAAAGAGTTAATGGAATGGATTATTATTGATGACGGTGAAGATTCTGTTGAAGATCTATTCAAAGATGTACAAGGTGTTAAGTATTTTAGGTATGAAGAAAAAATTAAATTGGGTAGAAAAAGAAACTTAATGCATGAAAAAGCATCCGGGGATATTTTAGTATATATGGATGATGATGACTACTATCCACCAGAACGAGTAACTCATGCGGTAGATCGATTGCGATCTCAACCGCGAGCATTATGTGCTGGAAGTAGTATTGTTTATATTTATTTTAATGATTTAGATCAACTTTATATATTTGGTCCATATGGTAAATCACATGGAACAGCTGGAACATTTGCGTTTAAAAAAGAGTTATTACAGATAACAAAATATGATGATGAAGCAGAAATTGCTGAAGAAAAAGCATTTCTTAAAAATTATACAGTCCCATTTGTTCAATTGGATCCAAAAAAGACTATTTTAGTATTTGCTCATCAATATAATACATTTGATAAAAGAAAGCTTCTTGTCAACCCTCATCCAGATTATGTTAGAAAAACTAAACTAACTCCTAAACAATTTATTCGAGACAAGACACTACTAGAATTTTATACTACTGTATAATTATTTGTGTTGATATTTTTTTATTTACTTATGTTATAATGAAAATAACAGGTCTTATTAAGTCAATTCAAAAATTATCTATTGTTCCTCGTGTTATCGTATATGTGTTAATTTTTATTGTTTTTCGCTTTTTATTAGATGCATTATTTAGTAGTTTAAATGGATTACGCATTATGAAAGAAGGAATGGAAAACAAAGAAGGAAAAAAATTTATTTTGTTTCATTGGAAAAAGTGCGGCCATTGTAAAAAAATGATGCCTGAATGGAATAAATTTGAAAATAATTACAATGGTCATGTAAATGTAGGAAAGGTAGAAAAAGATGAAAATCCATCTTTAATTGAAAAATTGGGAGTAAAAGGATATCCTACGATAATGATGCTAGATGAAAACAATAACAAAATTGCTGATTATAGCGGTGAACGAAAAGCAAATGCTTTTATGGAATTTGTAAAACAGTATTAATTTAACAAATAATATAATTAAATATTTATATTATTTGTTTATGAATAACAAGCATCTATATAACGATATATACGAACAGTTTCTAATTTACTAATGATTTGCTTTTTTTCAAACATTTCAATTATACTTTGTATTGATTCAGATGATTCTCTTAGATTATAAAAATAACAAAGAAGATCTTTATGATCCATATTAAATTTTTGACACATATCTTGAATAAATACACTGTTATTGTATTCAGTTGAATATTTAGTTAGTACCTTAGTAAAACGAACATTCGAACTATCGTAAGATTTTTTATTTATTTTTTCAGTATGAAAAATATGATTATTATACAATGTTTTAATTAATGAACTCATTTCATTAAATATCCATATTTGTTTTTGAAATGTAATACGATCTATGTAGTCTGAAAAGCAAATGTTTTCAAGTATTTTTAAGTAAAATTCAATTGTTTCATTTGGTTTATCATTAGGTAAACAATCTATTATGTTTTCATGAAACAATAAAGCAACACTGGTTCTATTTGTATCATTCATTATTTTAAAATGTTCGTCAATATGATAATGATTATTTAATAGTTTTTTTGTTATAATCTTAGTATCATCATTGTAGTCAACACCTTGAAATAAATTTTGTATATGGTATTTATCATCAAATAAAGTCTTAATATTGTGTATTTCATCAATAAATTTTAATTTGCGCAAGTCTCCCCTAATATAGTTTGCTAGTATTTCACCTTTCTCACTTTTCTCAACTGAAGAATCATTTAGTATATTAGACAATAATAATTTAATCTGTTTTGCTGTAGGATTTTTAATTTCAATACAATCTATTGTTTTTAATATTTCTTTTATTTTTTTATCAATGTGATAATTTCCAATACAGATTATTGGATTTAAAGTAATATCTTCCTTTTTTTGTCGTCTTGTTTTTTTAGGTCGCATTAACTTTATTAATGAATTTATACCACCTTTATCTCCACTATTCATACCGTCTATCTCATCCATTAAAATCGCTATTTTCTTCGTTTTTTTGTAAAATAGATTCATAATGTTTTTGTCTGACATATTATGTTTTGTAATTTTATCAATCGCTGATTTATTACGAACATCACCAGCATCAAACGATATTATGTCATAATTTTGTTTTTTCAATATATTTTTAACAAATTCTGTTTTCCCTACACCAGGGTTACCATATATGTATATTCCTCTTTTTGTTAATAAATCATGTTTGTTTTCTTCAAAATAGTTTAAATAATTTATTAGTTGTGTTTCTAAACTTTCTCTCCCTAATAATTTATTTAAATTTAATGTATCCATTAATATTATTAAATTGTATATTTTAAATCATTATAAATATAATATATTTGTTGGTTCTTCATTTTTTGTATTTTTTTCGTTTCTTACAAATAGAACTTAACAATTCCTTTGTTTTTCCACTTTCGTATTCATTCGCTAGGTGTATACAATAATCTAAATATGTATTGAATAATTTACCCTTATAATGGTATCTTTTAATTGAAACCCAAGAAATATAACATGGAGAAGATACTATATAATTAACAAAAATATACATGTTATTTCTTATTAAATATCGAATATATGTATTATTTAACTTGTCTTGATAAAACCGGTTGTTCTTTAGTGATCTATTATATTTAAAATAACACTCTATATATTTATCAAAATGTGATTTAGACAAATTATACAACATATATTTCGGAACATAAGAATAAATTTTTTCAATTAAACAAAAAGGGAGAGAAAGTGAATAAACAAACATGTAATAATATTTGATATTATAACATATTATAAAGATTGGAAATAATATTATTTACTCTTCGATTCCATCCCATTCAACATTACAATCTCGTTTCCAATCTAATTTATCTTGTGAACCAGTATATTCTTGGCATTTCTGCAAAGAAGATTCACTTTTATTATATTTCAATGGTACACATTTATTATTATCTCTAATCCAGTAATCCGGACATTCTGCTATTTCTGGTGGAAATTTCTGTGATTTTTTGAGTCCTTTCATAGCTAAAGCAATAAAAAATAACATTATCGAAAATACAATTAAAGCAATTATTAAAACACTTTTTTGAAAACTCATTATGTATAAAATAATAAAATATTATATTTTATATATATTAAAATGAATACAGACATGAATACAAAAGTAAATAATGGACGAATTGATGTTATGGGAAAAACAAATTTAGATGTATTTACATTATATGATCAAATACCTATAAGTGAAACTAGTAGCGACTTTAGAGAAGCTCTTACTGGAACAACCACATCTACTATGTTATCTACTGCTTTTTTTTCAAAGGAAAACATTAAAATTATTCAAAACGCAATTAAAGCAGGGGTATATAAATTATCAAATGGTAAATTTTCTATTGGAGATCAAAACGAAGATACTCTTAAAATAATTATGAGAAGTATATATCTTCAAAATTCAAAACATGGATGTGATGTTACTACTCAAATAGTTGAGTTAAATAAACTTGTTTGTGATTATGCTGTTCCACAAGTTTATGGAGAAGCAGATGGTTATATGAAATATAAGAGAGATATTAGTACAATGGCAAACCCAATGCAACGACCATTATCTACATACCACAGCAATACTTTAGAAACTAAACGATTTTTTTAAATAAAATAATAAAAAATATATTATTTATTATTTTTGATTTATACTAAATTATATAATATTATTTTTATTAATTTTTTTTACTTGCTACTTTTACTTTTTTAGATATCTTTTTAACTTTTTTAACCTTTTCTACATCTCCAAATAATTTATTTTTCCTTACCATTTGATATTTTTCATACTCCTTTTCTAATGTTTCTAATTCTTGACTCCACATTTGTTGAATAGTTTTCTTTTTAATGATATCTAACTCTTTTTGCTTTTTCTCTTTTTCCTTCATTAACTTAGCAACATTTTCTTCTTCTACACTATCGATTGTCATGGATCTCAAATACTTATATTCATTGTCTTCATCAATAACATCATAATTTCTACTTTTCAACAAATCAATAACCTGTTGTTTCTTTTTCTTTCTTAAATCAATAATATCATCACATTGCTCTTTTATAAACCTAGCTTTATTACTCAATACCATAACTATCTTTTCCAAATGCTTAATTAAATATTCTTTTCTTCGGACATAACCATCATGTCGAATCGGAAAATAACTCTCAATAATATCATATATTGTTTTGTATCGTTTTAACTGTTGTTTATGATTGAACAAATGCATATTTGTAGTTTGTTTGGTAGTAATTAGTTTCAATATCTTTTCTAATTGATTGTGATGTTCATCTATTTGTTTAGATACCATTTTACCCAAAATATTTGGATGAAACTTAACTGTTAAATCAACAATTGAATCTGTACTCATGTCTTTAACCGCTTTAACAATTGGTTTCTTTTTCTTTTTCTTATCATCCATTAATGTTTCTAGAAATTCCTTATAACTAGTAGTCCATGTTCCAATTGGCAATTCTGTAATACGAATACTATCGGAACTAATTACATCATATTTGCCCTTCATCATAAATTTTGTATCATTCAACTTAACAATAGTTCCTTTAAAATTTTCATAGTATGGCTCAATATCTATATTAGATTCATGAGATATACCATTAATTTTATTTTTCATATATGTCATAATTTGCTTTGGATTATAACACAACCCTTCATAACTGTAACCAGTACCAATACCCTTACCACCATTCACTAACACCATTGGTAAAATAGGTAAATAATAATCTGGTTCTACCATATAACCATCATCATTTAAATAATTTAATAGAGGCATATCTTGTTCTGGATAAATATATTTAACTAATGGATTAAGTTCAGTGTAAATATATCTTTCAGATGCGGCATCTTTTCCTCCTTCCAATCTAGTTCCAAATTGACCATTCGGCATTAACATGTTTATATTACCCGAACCAACATAATTTTGTGCTAATCCAACAATTGCTTTATTTAAACTCATTTCACCATGATGATAACCAGAATGTTCCGAAACATATCCTGAAAATTGTGCTACTTTAATTTCTTTAGTTAAATTCTTTTTAAAAGCAGCATACATTATCTTTCTTAAACTAGTTTTAAATCCATCTACTAAATTTGGAATGGATCGTTCGCAATCATATTTAGAGAAGTGGATCATTTCTTTATTTACAAAATCTTCATATGGAACTTTACTTTTATTTGTCTCTAAAACATCGTCACGATCGTAATTCTCTAACCACTCCTTTCTATCATCTGCTCTGTCTTTGTTGAACACTTTATCAATCGCATTATCCGATGTTTCACCAGTGTAAGAGAATGTAATTAATCTCTTGTTTTTAAAATATTCTTTAAACTCCTTACTAGTGCTAGTACCTAAACCTTTATAATATTTAATAGTCCACCCCTTACCATTGTTATTTTGTTTTTTCCATTCTTGATATTTACTCTCATTATAGAAGCTAATTTCTCGTTTACCTTTCGTTGCTTTTAAGATTGGAGTATTCATAAAACCAATAAATTGGTCTGCTTTAAATAAATCACCCCATTGACTATGAAATAGATTAATACATAACCCTTTAATATGACTACCATCTAAATCTTGATCCGTCATAAATATAACTTTTCCATATCGTAAGGTTTTAATTTCTTTTTTATCATATGATTTATTAGTAACCAAACCCAAAATCTTTTTTATATTTGTTATCTCTGTATTATCATTAATTTTCTTCTGAGGCAAATCCTTAGTGTTTAATAACTTACCCTTAAGTGGAAATACACCAATATAGTTCCTATCTTCTTTGGTTAAACCAGACATGATACCTGATTTCGCTGAATCTCCTTCACATAATATTAAAATACACTCACCTGATTTGGCTGTTCCAGCATAGTTTGCGTCCATTAGCTTAGGTAATCCTCGTATAGTTCTTACCTTTTTACCATCATTTTTCTTCGCTGCTTTATTGTCTTTAATTTCATTTAAACTAATAGCAGCATCCATTACACCCATCTTTGCTAGTTTGTCAATAAACTTATCCGTTACTTCACATTTGCTTCCAAACTTAGACACCGGTGTGTTCATTGATTCTTTGGATTGACTATCAAAAGAAGGATTTTCGATAACACAATTTAAGAATAACATCAACTGTTCTTTAATAGTATTTTCCTTTACTTTGATTTTCTTTTTCTTTTCAATATAAGTCTGCATTTTTTTAGTAATCTGTTTCAATATATAATCAACATGCTTTCCACCTCTTGTTGTACTTATACCATTTACAAATGATATTTGAGTAAATTCATCAACAGGACTAAGGCATACAGCATATTCCCATCGTCCATTCTTACCCGTTTCAAATATGCGTTTTGTCTGGTCTTTTTGACCAATATACATATTGATATACTGTTCAAATGTACGAATAGGTAGTGTATTACCATTGAATTTAACAACAACCTGTTTATCCGTTACAGCGGCAATATCATAAGTTCTCTTTTTAAATAACTTAAACATGGTTGGTGTTAATTTTTCAATACCAAATCGTTTGTAATCAGGTAACCAACTTACTTTTGTATAAGGTTTTGTTGAACATTTTTTAATAGTTGGTTTTTGAATGGTTTCAAGATTATTTTCAAACCGTTGTATGTATTTCTTTTTTCGAATATGATCTACTGTTTCAATAGTACCCCATTTTGAATATATCAATACTAGTTTAAATCCAAAACCATTTTTTCCACCAACTATCTTTTTCTCACTTTTATCATAGTTAGTTGATGTTCTTAAATGTCCAAATATCATTTCTGGAATCCACAGATTATATTCAGGATGTTTAGCTACATCGATGCCATTACCGTCATTTGTCATGGTAATAACACCTGTTTGTTCATCTACTTCAATACTGATATTCTTAACGGGAATAACATCTTTTGATTTTTTCATTCTCTCTGACATTCTTACAGCATGATCTCTCGCGTTAACGATGCCTTCATCAAAACATTTAAACAAACCAGGAATCCATGAATAAGTTTCATATTTAAAACTATTGTCATCTTGTAACAACCAGTTTTTGGTATCGTCTATATCGACTTGACCAATATAAGTATCTGGAGCATCCAAAATGTGCTCACGGTCGGTTTTTTTTTGATATTCAGCTGCTAGATTTTGAGACATGATGTATAAGTAAGTATTATTTAGGATGTAATTATATTTTTAAATCAATTTTATCAAATAACAATATTTTATTACTAATTTTCATTATCTTCTATAACTTCGTCATCAGTTATATCAACATCACTTTCTACGATATCATATACAGAAGAATACATATCATATCCTTCTTTATAATTTGTTTCATTATTTTGCGTATAATATTCTATGTCATATGGAAAATTAGATGATAAGTAATAAAGAGGATTTATCCATTTTAATGCACTTTTAAAGTAATCATACCAAGATCCATCATCATAATCTTCTTGAAATATATTTTTATATTGATTTTTCGCATGTGCTAGTAACAACTCGAGTTCTTTTATTTCTAATTTAGCAGTATTTATATCTGTTTTATATAATTCAAAATCAGTTTGAAAAGATTTATTCATTTTATTCTATATATTTTGTTATTATATTAATATTTATTTCATAAAAAAAGTTTTTTCTATTATATTTATATAATGGTAAAAAGAGTTGGAAAAAGCGACGATGGTATGTACCACATTAAAGGAAGTAAATTTCCTGCACTTGTAGGTTCTCGTGCTCAAGTTATGCATAAAACTGCATACAAAACTACTGGTGGACTTACCAAAAAAGATCTTAAGAAAAACAAACACGGAAAGATTGTTTCTCGTGCTAAAAGTGCTAAGGGACCAGAAATGTTGAAACGCCTAACAGATAAAGGTTACTTTACCCGTAAAGGTAAATTCGGTGCCATCAAAAAGAAGGTAAAAACCGCAAAAAAAAGCAAAAAAGGAAAGAAGAGAGGAAAGACCGCTAAACGCAAGTAAATTAAACAGTAGTATTACTTTATAAAACAAAATAAATTATATATAATTTATTTTATTTACAATTAGTCTAATTAGACCAGAACTCCTTGGATACCTTGTTAAATACAAAGAACTCTTCTGGAACTGTATGTAAGATATAATTTACAAAATAATTTTTAGTTACTATTTTACGAACATCACCGTTATTTGATGTATATTTACAATACTTAGTGTATATATCATTTATAGACAAATTATTATTTATTGGATAATTAGACAAAGCTCCTTCTTTCATAACATTAATAAATTTATTTAAGTCTCCTTTTTTATCCCACAGATTACATCTAGTATTACATATTATTTTATCATCCGATGTAAAATCACAATATGTAAAATATTTAACCATGCTTACCATCATTGTTTCATCTACTACATAATCCTTATTATATTCTTCAAAAATAGCTATTAATTCACTTATTTCTAATTCATCATTAATATCCACAACAAGTGTGTTTCTAACAAAATTTTTCAAAACTTCAATAGTTTTTATATCTTTGTGAAATATTGAAATATAAAATTTATTGGTATGATCGTATTTAATAAACCATTTAATCTTATAATGTAATTCAGAATCAGTTATAATATTATCCGGAATATAATGTTTACATATAAACATATGCCATAAATATTCCATATTTTCGTAACTTATTGATGATTGCTTATTTATACTTAAATTTTTTAAACAAAATTCTTCTATAATTGCATTAATAGTATTATTTTTTAAATATAAAATAGTTTTTGGAGATTTATGATGGTTTAGATAATTTTCAGAATTAATATATCGTCTAGAATAATGAATACAAACACATAGTAAATCTATAGCATGATGTTTTAAAAAATCACCCCATAAATATTCTTGATTTTCATTGTTTGATTTTAAAATTCGATGATTTGATAATTCTGTTGACTTAACTATTGTATTACATAAAAATTTATCAATTAATGATGATGATAAACATGATAACCCTTTATCGATTATAGAATTAAAAACATTTATAAAATAACTTAAATTTTTATTAATGCATATATTGGAAGTTGTTTTCTTATTTAAAATAATATCTCCTATAACACAACAAAAATACTTCGCATCATCTTTTGAATCAAAAAAATATGTCATTAAATATTTAATAATATTTTGAATAGTAATAGACTCAGGTAAGCATTTTTCCAATAATTGTTGTTTTAATTCATTTATTATTTCTTGTAAAATATCAAATTTAGATGGGTGAAGAGATTGGTGATTTTCAGTTATTTCTTTGTAAATTTTGTTAATTAATATATCTTCATCATAAATTTTGTAATGTTTCATATCATAATGAATAAATACATCGTTTTGTTTTACATAATAAAAAATATTGTCCATACTAGATAAAAACTTATTTATAAAATAGTTTTTTTCTTTTTCTATTTTTTCTATATTTTCAACATCTCTGTATATTTTATCAAACTGATTTACTAATTCTACATTAACATAACTATTTATTTTGTCCAATACTTTATGATTTTCAGAATACTTTTCAAGTATGGTAGTAAAGTTATGATTTATTTCATTTAACAATTTCACATTATTACTTGTCATTATTTATACAAGTCAACTTATATAAAAAAATAGGTATTGTTTTAATATCTAATATTGGTTATTTATTAAATCATATGTGTTTGTTTTATTATTTCATCTACATTTGAAAATATAGGATGCTTTAAACATTTTTTAGTAGAATATCTATAATCAACATAACATATGGTTTTTGTAAGGAATGACTGTAATTGTGTATATTTTTTTGTTGATACTGTATTATTATATATTGTTAAGCTTTCTTGAAGAGTATTAGGTAAATTTTTAAGTTGTGCGCGATAAACATCTCTATGTACCACATCAAACAAATGAGTATTGTTTAACAAAATAAACATTAATACACCAATGCTCCATATATCTGTATTTATATTTATGTAATTGTCTATCATTACTTCCGGCGATACATACCCTATTGTACCAATATGATTACTTAACTTTCTAGATTTACCAGTTGTTATAACCTTTGATAACCCAAAATCAATAAGTTTGATGTTATTATTATTATCTATAATAATGTTTTCAAGTTTTATATCTGCGTGAACTATTTTATATTTTTGTAAATGTTTAATTGCCAATAATACTTGGTATATAATATGAATTATAATTTTTACATCTAGATGTAATTGTAATCGTTCAAATAATTCTTTTCCATTACAGTATTCCATAAATATATAGTGTGGTTTAGGAGGACCATTTGTTTTATTACTAAGTGTTTGGATATTATCATTTAAATGACAACCAAAATATTTTACAATATATTGATTATCTTTGTATAACGACATTATATTAACTTCATTTTCAACTATAATGTGGCGTTTATTTAGCTTTTTACATGCGTATATCTTATCGTTATACACATATTTATATACCATACTAGCACCTCCTTCTCCAATAAAATCACTCATACATTCTGGTTTAAAGGATATTTCATTTATAGGATTTATTTTATATTTTTTTAGTAAACTTTGCTTTTTAATATATGAATTGTTTTTAGGAAATACATTAGTAAATGTATCATTTTGATATGAGTTTTTTTTATTAAAATTAATCCATTTACAACAATTAAACATTTTTAGTATATATTTTAATGTTTTAAATAATGAGTAAGCTTTACGATAACAATAATCAACTATACAATGTAAGTAATCAATGATGAATCCTTATCTTGATTAATATTATTTGTTTGTATATATTATTATTTTATTTGTAATTAACATTAATCAATTTTTAAATTAAGTGCGTTTGAATAATAAATAATTTTAGTATTTAAAGATTATTACAAATTTAATATATTATGTCGAACACTAATGTTCTAGAAATTAAAACTATACAAATTCCACCATTCCGAACTTTAATGACAGCATTGAAAGATATATTACTAGAAACAAATATTATATTTCAACAAGACGGAATTAGAATAGTTAATATGGACAAATCACATACTATTTTGGCACATTTATTTTTACAAGCAAGTAAATTTGAATATTATTATTGTAAATATCCAAAAATTGTAATAGGTGTCAATATGTTTCAATTGTTTAAATTAATTAATTCAATTGATAATGATGATACATTGACTATTTATATTGAAGAAAATGACTACAATGATGGTATAGTTGATCATCTAGGATTAAGATTTGAAAATGGAGATATTAAACAATGTAAAGATCAAAAATTGCGATTAATTGAACCAGATGATGATGACTTAGAATTACCAAAAATAAAGTATTCATCTATCCTTAATATGCCCTCTAGTGATTTTCAAAAAATAGTAAGAGACTTGAGCAATTTATCAGATCGATTAGAAATTAAATCGGTTGGAAATGAATTGATTTTTAGTTGCAATGGTCCATTTGCTTCTTGTACTCTTCGTCGTTCGGAATGCGATGGAAATATGGAATTTATACAAAAACAAGATAATGATCAAATTATACAAGGAGAGTTTTCCTTGAAAAATTTGAGTTATTTTATTAAATGCACTAATTTGTGTAATAGTATAGAAGTATATTTGGAAAATAATATACCATTAATAGTTCGTTATAGCGTTGCTTCTTTGGGAGAAATTAAATTATGTTTGGCACCACTACCATCCTTGTAAGTGTAATATTAAATATTTTATAATTATATTATATAATATTTACAATGTCTGTTCCTATCAAATATATACCCGAAAAATTGTCAAATAAGGATAAAAAGGCAATTAAAATAGAATTAAAAAAGTCAAGAAAGGCATATAAGAAAAATAAATACTATACTAGAAAAAAAGTATCATCATTTACATCTAAAAAAAGTCAACATATAAAAAATGCTGAAAAGATATATAAATTAGATGTTATTAAACCAAGTAAGGAGTTATCAGAAGCAACACAATGTAGTATCGATGGATTAGAAAAAATAGTTAAAAAGGGTCAAGGAGCATATTATTCAAGTGGAAGTAGACCAAATCAGACTGCTCATTCTTGGGGATATGCTCGATTGGCAAGTGCTATAACTGGTGGTAAATCAGCAGCAGTTGATTATTCTATATTAAAAGAAAGTTGTAAACCAAGTGGGAAGGCAATGAAGTTGGCCAATTTAGCAAAAAAAAAATATAAACATGGAACAAGAAGAGTACGAAAAGTTTCAATGAGTGGAGGTAAAAATAAAACACTTAAAAACAATAAAGTAGAACCTAAAAAGAAAAATGGAGTATATTATTTTAAAGATTACAAAGACTTTTCTCCAAATTTAAGTCCTAAGGAAATGTTTGAATTAGGTAGTTTTGGAGGAACTTATTGGAGACCAATTAAAAGTAAATTTTACAAAAATACATTGCGCGATTATCATAAAAAATACCCTAAAAAATGGTGGAAAAATGTCCCTGAAGAGCATCTAGTAAATCCAATGGAGAATTATGATATTAATATCAATAAATATAAGGTAAGGGTTGGTACCAGTTTACAGTTTTGGGAATCAAAGGGATGGATTGATAAACAAGATCCATATGGTTGGGTTCAATGGTATTGTGAATTTTTTAATGGAAGAAGAAGTGTAGATGATGAACGACAAATTGAACGATGGAAGAAATTGGCAGGACCGAATGGTCGTTTTAGAAAATGGTTAGTAACACAAATCATGAAAAAAGGAGATAAAACAAGTTGGGATAATTTTAAAATTAGTCCAGCTATTCGACAAACATTACAACATTGGGGATATAAATTAACAAAAAAAGATTTTGACTCTGAATTATCTAATAGAGTATAAAAAAATACATAGTTATTGTATATGTCATTAGAAAATACAACAAATTTAGATAATAATAGTGATTCACGAGAGATAATTTATCCAAACTATAAATATTGTGTATGGTTGCTTCCAGAAGATAAATATTGGTATAAAATAAACAAAACCATAACACCTCATATGTCGATAAAAACACATATGGAATTATCGGATGCTATTAATTTACATACTGCTTTACAAAAAGAAATAAATCACCACTCGATAAATGTTTTAGTAGATAATAATTTTTTAATAACAAATGATAATGGATTTGTATCGTTAGAGTATAAATTATATTATTCGGAAAATAATACAAAACCAAAACCTAAATGGTGGCCGAATGATTCTCATATGTCATTACTGTATAAATACAATGAAAATGTTAATGAATCAGAAAAAAAATACATGAATAAATATGTTAAAAATAATAATGCTCGATTTGCCACTCCTTGTATAGTTTTATGCAAGGGACATCATCGTGAATGGGAATTTGTAAAATGATAAGTCGTAATAATCATATAAATAATATAATTAATATTAATTATATGAGTGATATAACTGTTATTCTTAATTTTTATAATAAAACAGTTAATATGTTAAATAAACAAATGAAAACATTGGAAAATCAAAGTATTCGTCCAAAATATATTTGGGGATGTTTTTTAGGATGCAAAGATAATTTATTATTAAACGCTTTTTTGAAATGGAAAGACAAGTTTGATAACTTAGATTACATTTCTTCTAGTTATAATTTTAAATACATAGGACGCTATCAGGTAGCACTTACTGCTCCAACCGAATATATCATTGTATTGGATGATGATAGATTTCCAAATAAGGATTTCATAAAACGAACAAGAGAGATATTAATTGAGAAAAATTGTATATTAGGACAATATGGTTGGATATTAGATGATATAAAGATGGATATAAATGGATTGTTTGTATTTCCGAATTGGATGGGAGGTCTTAATTATAAAGGAATTGGTTATAATTATAATAAGGTAGACTTATATTCTTCTAATATAGCAAACGAATGGAACAAACCATCTCGATGTACTAAAGAATATGCCCAAAGTAGAATGAAATATGAAACAGTGTGTAAATCTTTTAAAGAAAATACATTATTACATGTAGATTATTTATGTGGAGGTATGTCATTTCGTAAATCAACATTGTGTGCTTTGTTTGATTCGGTAATAGAAACAACATATACAGGTGAAGATATAATGTTTTGTTTAAAAGCAAAAAAAAAGGGTATCCCCATATATTGTTTATCACCTGAATACAATGAGTTTGTGTTAGCAGATGATGAAGACATATCGTCAACCAGTAATCTTAGTATATTAAGAAAAAGAACCAATCTCATAAGGCGTATTCTTTCATGAAATTATATCCATAATATCCAATAGAAACACCTACTATCGAACCCATAATAACCTGTTGTATTGTGTGACACTTAAGATATATTCGAGACCATAACACAGATATAGTAAACAATAATAATGATCCTAATAATATATATTGTGTATTATTTGATAATGATTCAGAATGATGGTCTGTTATCATTAATGTTATAAATGTTGCAAATAATAACGCAGTTTGAGAATGTCCAGATGGCATACCATATGTGTTTTTATGAGGCTTTTTATTTATATCGCCAAATTGAGAAGAATTTTTTGAACCTTTTGGTCGAATACCATATCCTAATATTGGCCATTTTTCACTTTTCATTATTGGTTTAAATACACCATGTTTTAATATATTATTTAATAGTTCACCTAAAAATATTAACACTAATAAAAACAAATACATATCATTTTGTAAAGCTATAAATAAAATAAATGATATAGTAAATGACATTGCGGGTGAAGCGCGAAGTAAATTAATAACAAAATTAAATATCATATCAAGAAAATTCATAGATTATTATATAAAAATAATTATATAATAATTTAATAATTTGATTTGTGTTTTTTAAACAAGCATCCATTTACCTGTAGTCCATTTATAGATATTATATCTCTAGGGTTTTGAAAATCCAGTGTCTTTGTCCATAGTTTTATAATGCAGAAAGATTTTTTTGGACTAATTGTTATACCATTTATATTGTCCATAAATTCAGTTTTTTTAGATAAAGTTTCACCCGTTATAGAATACGATAATTCTTTCCATACTTGTAGTACATTTTTATTTAAGACTTTAAATGAAAAACATCCTCCATTGCAATTAAGAGGATCTTCCCATACTGGATTGATATTTTTTCGCATCAAAAATAACATACAATTCTTTACCATTTTCTCAGGAATCGCATTGGTTATACTAACAACATCTTCTACAGTTTCCAATTGTTGTAGCTTTATATAACTTTTTAAGCTCCAATCAGTATTATGTGGTAAATGCGCCCATAAAACCCATTTATCAATAAGGGTATGTTGTTGGGAACTATACGATGAAGAAGAATTTTCGATGGATTGTACCAATTCCATTATAATATAATTAAACAAATATTTATTTATATAGTTTTTATTAATAAATATTTATATTAAATCATCATTAGCATTTGATTTAACAGAATAGCTATCGTCTTCTAGATAAAGGTATTCTGTTTCGTTTATTTCAAACATATTTATTGATTGGTCAATAATTTTAATTGTATACTTATCTTCTATATTAATATCAAAATGTTGTTGTGAAAACCATTTTGTAAATTTTTTATTGAATAAATAATTATGTTTAACTAAATATGGTGTAATCGTGTTAAGAGAAATATCATAAACCTTTCCATTATAATTCAACTCTATTTGAATAAATATTCCACTATTAATTGGTTTTAATGGTAAAAATTTGTTTAAATTTAATGATATATCGTTAAATTGTAAAAACTTATATTCATCGTTTACGAATGACTTTAAAAATAAAATAGGATTTTTTGATGTTTCTATCATAGAAATATTTGGAATGTAGTTATAATAAGACAGTGTATGTATTATTTTATATGGATCATATGAATAAACTACTTGATTTTCATTTACCGGTTCACTAGATATATTTGATCTTGATGAGTTACTTCTCTGTTGATCTTGAATAACCAAATTGTTGTAATATTCAAATATTTCTTCGAATTTTATAGCACAATAATGATAAGTATTTACGCTAGTAAAGTAAACATTGTACATACTAGTGTTAAATCCTTCTCTATCCATCAAATAATACAAATACAGTATAAATCCTCCTCCAAAAGTAAATAGTAATAACATTATGTATTATTATTATATATTAAATTTAATTTATTTTTACTAAATTTAATATGTTTGATTAATTTTTAGAAATAATTATATTAATTTTTTATCAATTCCAATTATATTTATTTTACTATCGTGTAATTTATCTAAAAATCGTTGTTTTACTTCAACATCTTTTATACGAGCATAGATTTCTTGAATTACTCGTTTTAAACATTTTTCATATTCGGTGTTTGATTTTTTATTGGCACATGTTTCTGCTTGTATTAAAAAGTAAGCAGAATTATCATTTTCATTTAAATTATTTAATATTTTTTCCACATGGTTAATATGGGCTTTTCTTTCTTTATAAACAACAGAGTTTCCACTGAAAAAGTTACCAAATGATTGTTTAATATTTTGAAATCCTTGTGATGATGAAATATTAGTAGACGATGATGTAGTTTTAATGTATTTATTTGTTGCTAACATATCATCTTCTGACATACCATTTGATTGATTATCTTCGGCATATATGTAGACAATATACTCTTCATCATCTAAATAATCCGATATGGAACACTCATTATCATCACCCATAAACATGGATTTTGATTGTTCTTCCTTCATTTCATATATTGTTGGTTTAGACTGTCCCTTTTTAACAGCTTTACACCATACTCTACCATCCTTATTACTAGTGTAGTTTACTAATATTTTATTTTCTCCTTCTGAATAACTTACATTAATATTTGATAGCGATGGTGTTGTTAAATCTTTTTCTTCTTCTTCTTTTTTTTCTTCTTCTGTTTTTAATACCTCTCCATCTTGTAATATTCTTATTTTTTTGGTTTTAGGATCTAATCCAAAAAATGTAAGTATATAAGATACTATTACTGACATTAATATAAATGGAATAAATACTATAACCCACGATACTATGCCTAAACCAGAACTACATAGATAATTCAATAATATTGTAAAAATAAATGATACCGCAAATTTAACCAATGCGACATTATAGTCTCTTTTAAAAATATCAATTGTAATTTGAGTAACAGAAAATAGTAAATAAATTAACGCTGGTGTACATAAGGTTTTCAACATTTAATTATATATATACTAATAGAAAATAGCTACACTCTTTTTAAATTTACCAACAACTTCTCCTATATCGCCATCTTCGTCTACACGATAAATATCTCCATGCGATGGTGAATCGGTATAAAACATTTTCCCTTTGATCATAATTTCTTCTACTTCTAATTCATCTTCCTCTTCTTCTTCCTCTTCTTCTTCCTCTTCTTCTTCCTCTTCTTCTTCCTCTTCTTCTTCCTCTTCTTCTTCCTCTTCTTCTTCCTCTTCTTCTTCCTCTTCTTCTTCCTCTTCTTCTTCCTCTTCTTTTTCATCTTCCTCTTCCTCTTCCTGTTCTTCTTCTTCCTCTTCCTCTTCTACTTCCTCTTCTACTTCTTCCTGTTCTTCTTCTTCCTCTTCTTTTTCCTCTTCTTCCTCTTCTTCCTGTTCTTCCTCTTCCTCTTCTTTTTCCTCTTCTTCTACTTCTTCTTCTTCTTCCTCTTCTTCTACTTCTTCTTCCTCTTCTTCCTCTTCTTCTACTTCTTCTTCCTGTTCTTCCTTTTCTTCTACCTTAACAACTTCTACCTTTTCTTGTTGTATAACATCTTCTTTACTTGTAGATTCTGTTTGAGTTATTAAAGAAGCACTTCCCCAACCTTCAATGCCAGCAGCAGAGTTAAATACATCTTCTATCGAAGGCATACTATTCATTTTATGAAATTTTTTATAATTTAACAAAGCATTTTTACAGATCTCAGGATTATTTTTAATAAAATCTAGTAATTTTTCTCTATTTTTTTCTTTATCATCATCTGTATCTGAACTATCAAGTCCGTCACTTTCATTCTCAGATTCACTATCTAGTTCATCTTTATTTAAATGTAGTATTTCTTGTTCAATGTTAGATATAGGTGTATAGTCTTGTTTATTAACATTAAATTCTTCTATTTCTAAATTAATATTATTTTCTGGTTTATCACATTTAACGGGTTGTTTTTTAGGTGCTACTACATCATTCGCAACTTTAGACAAAAATAATCGTTTGTAATTTTCTCGTACAACTGCTAATTTAGTTTCAAGTTCAGCGTTTTTCATCTTTAAAGCGCGATTTTCATTTACAATTTTTTGAACAAATGGTAGATTTAAAATAGCACTTTCTGTATTGGTTTGATTTTCGACGACAGGTAACAAAGCATCTCTTAATTTAGAAGAAATGATATAACTTACATCATCTACAATTTTAGAAATTTCAACAGAGTTTTGCATTATAGATATTTTTTAGAAATCCGTTTAATATTCTTTAATAAATTATTAATTTATTATATATTATGAGTCATTCTACTAGAGAAAAGGAAGTTATTAACTTGGTAATGAGACAAACTGATTATACCGAAGAGCAAGCAAAAGAAAAATTAAAAAAATGGAATAACAACTATATTAATGTAATTAAGGAATACTTAAATCCTGATTTTCAAACAGTAAAAAAAAAAGAAAAACCAAAAACATTAAATCAACAAATGCTTGGGGAAATAAGATCATTTATGGATGATGTTTATGTCCAATTCGAAAACAGAAAGCGACATAATCAATATATAAACGCTCTAAATCAGTTAAAAGAATCTCATGAAAATGATAATACAAAAAAATCAACCAGTGACGATACTAATAATGATTCTTCTTCTGAAAATAATATCAAGATAGAAGAAGTTGTTTAATTTAATTATTTTTTTTATTAAAGTAATTAAATAAAAATTACATAGTTTTGAAAATACTTTTCTTTTCTCGTTTTAAATTATTGCTTTTTAGCCTATAATTTGTGTTGGTTGTACCTTTAGATAATAAATTATTATTAACATCAGGTAATTCATTGTTGTCTTCATAAAGTTCAGGTAGTATTTTTGACATAGGTTTATCTACTATCATCAACAATTTATCATTGTTTAACAATTTTCTATATTCTTGTATAGTAAGATTTCCATAATATTTATTTAAGGTATAGTATGGACATGGTGCAGGTTTGATATTTTTCCCAAATATTTTACCATATAAATCATTGATCATAGAATATCTCTCCCACATGACAGAATGATCCAATGGTTCATTTCGTAAAAATGCAACAGCACATTGAGGGCTACAAAAACATCCATATACATCATACACTTTATTGCGAATTTTAGATGGGATATATATTGCTGGATTATCAAAAGCACATGTACACCAAAAACACGAAGAACGTTTGTCTGGAAGTGAATTGTATCTTAACTGGTGTTTTAAATTAGACAACTTTTTCCAAATAGTTTTAATATTAACATCACAATCATCATCTGACTTAGATTGTGTATTTGTTTGTTTAATATTGTTATCATTAACTGTCTGAAATATATTAGTCGTTGTAGTTTGTTTTACATTTGAAGCCGAAGATAAACTATTTACTATAGAATTTCCTGTAATAGGTTGGCTGATATTCTTAAATGGTAAACTTGTTAGTTTTTGATTTGAATAAAGACAATATGGATCTGGCTGTGTGATTTCGGGATTGTATTTACTATTTAACATTGATGTTTTCTTTGTGTCTATCTCACTGGTATTACATTTCAAATGTAAAATAATGTTTGTTTCAATATTACTATTAGATGATAATTTAATTTCAGTTGTTTTTTTAACTATTTTACCACCTCTAGGTTTTCTACCCCTCTTTTTCGGTATCTTAACCTCGTCGCTATCTGATTTCTTCTTAGGCTTTCTACCTCGCTTCTTTTTCTTATTAGGGTCTTGAACACTTGACATTTATATTTCTAATAAGTAATTGATATTTAAATACTTTTAAAACATTAATTACGGAAATGTATAAAATTTTACTTATCATATCTCGTTTATTTAATCATAATAATATTTTTTTTTCTATAGATATCTTATTATGTTTGCTGAAAAGCATACATCATTATTTACAACGGAACACCAACTACCAGGTCAAATGAAGACTCGTAGTGAAAAAAATATCAACGATTTTGAGAAAATCCTAGTAGAGTATTCATTAAAAAGAAATAATTTTAATCCCAAAGATAATTCACCCAATATTTTTATTAACAAATTAAAAAAAAGATTTAATTGTTATTATTCTTCTTAATTTACAATATCTAATTGATCTGTATCATTATTCTGAATTAATTTATTTTCTACAAATGATATTAGATAGTTTAGTAAAAACTCGTCTCTAGTATCAGTGTGACATATAAATTCTATTAATTTAAGTTCATTTTTACTAAGTTCGATATTCCGGGAATGAATAATATAAGTGAAAAAATCTAACATAAGCGACTTAATATCTATACTGTGTTTTAAACTTATAGATTTTACATAGTTTTCTTTCTTTTTTTTGCTATTAGAACGATTTAAATAACAAATTAAACTTTCCCATTTTTTATTAGACATTATGTTTACATTTAACCCATTGTCATTATGATTACATTGAATAAAGTTAATCATACTTCGTATATCCGATTTAAATATATTAATAATTGAATTAATATTTGCACTCGAAATATTTATATTTTCATTTTCAACAATTGTTTTTAAAAACGAAAATATCTGCTTTTTTGGTAGTTGGGAAAATCTTAAGTGTATAAATTCATTTTGTAACGATGCGTCTATCTTACTAACATAATTACAAATTAAACAAAATCTTATATTTTTCGAGTATTGTTGTATTAAATAGTGTAAAGCTTGTTGAGCATTTTTTGTCATATAATCAACTTCATCAAGAATAACAAACTTAAGTCCATCTGTAAAAAATGTTTTGGTATTGACAAAATTATTTATTTGATTTCGAATTACTTCAATCCCTCTATCATCAGATGCATTTAAATGAATCTTTAATGATTTATCTTTTTGATTATAAATATCTTGATATCTATCAATTAAATTAATTATAGTTGTTGTTTTACCAGTTCCTGGTGGACCGTAAAATAATAAATTTGGAAATATATTTTTTGTAATTACATTTTCTAATATAGTTTTATTTGTGTCATCTAATACAATTTGTTCAAATATAGTTGGTCTGTATTTTTCTACCCACGGTCTATTATCCATATTATTTTATAAATTATTATGTTTAAATTGAATTCATCTTAAAATACCAAAATATAGTTATTTATAAAAGATATGGCAACTGTATTTGAAGGTGGTTATTTAAAAGTTATATTAGGGCCAATGTTTGCTGGAAAAACAACAAACATTATAAATGAATACAATAAATATAGATGTATGGACTATAATTGTATTGCTATAAATCATAAAATCGATGATAGATATGGTGAAGGTGTCGTATCTAACCATAATCATGTCAAGATACCTTCTACAAATACATCTACATTAAGTGAAATACGAAATGAAATAATAGATTATAAAGTATTGTTTATAAACGAAGGCCAGTTCTTTACAGATTTATATGATTTTGTAAGTGAAATGTTAGAATTAGATAAAATAATATTTGTATGTGGACTTGATGGTGATTTTCAAAGGAAAAAATTTGGATCTATATTAGATATTATACCACTAGCAGATGAGGTGATAAAGGTTAATGGAATATGTACCAATTGTAAAAAAAGAAAATCACTATTTACACATCGTATAGTAAAGGAAGGTGGTCAGATAGTAGTTGGAAATCAAAATATGTATATGGCATTATGTAGACTATGTTATAGAAAATTAAATTAACAAATACATTATTTAATATTTAATATATAAATTTTTTTATATCAAAAATAAATTGATATAAAAATATAATTTAAAGAAATATGTTAAAATTAACTTAAATATGAATGATTTGGAACAAGAATGGTTAAATTTTACCGAATATAATGATACAACTGTACAATCTACTCAAGATAATAATGCAAAAGTAAACACCATAAAACCTGAATGCAGTGATATATACATATCAACAAAAACGAAAATTTGCTACTTAAATAAACCAATTGATATATTTAATGTATTTTGGAATATTCCAATGTTGGATTATCATTTACCTGAAGAAGGAGTTATTAAAAAAACGGTTAAAATAAATTGTGAAACAGAAACTCAAACAAATGATTTGGATTTGTTAATTGATAATGAAATTAAAAAAAATAGTCCAGTCGATGTTTATACAATAAAAAAAAATACAAAAGAAAATGAGGGTAAATATAAAGATATTAGAAAAATAACAGTTGGTATATCAAAAAAGGATTTATTAAATAATAGAAAGAAAAAGAAAAGTGCGTTCTATAATTGCTTTGCTATTATTTATCGTATAATATATAAAGGTACTTTTAGAGAAGTTCATTTAAAAGTATTTAATACTGGAAAATTAGAAATACCTGGTATACAAGAAGATGATATGATGCATTATGCACTGGAAAAGCTATGTTTACTATTGAAAAACTTGGGGTATGAAAATATAACATACAATAAGACCGATATACAAAATGTATTAATTAATTCTAATTTTAAATGTAATTATTACATAAACAGAGACAAATTATTCAACTTGCTTAAATACAAATATAACATACATAGTTTATACGATGCGTGTTCTTATCCAGGAATACAATGTAAATATTATCACAATGAAAATAATAATGGAATTTGTAGTTGTGAAACAAAATGTGGGTTCAGAGAAAAATCAAATATTAAAAAAACAAAAACAAAATGTATTGAAGTATCTTTTATGATATTTCGTACAGGGAGTATACTAATCGTTGGACATTGTGGAGAAGATGTTTTACATAATGTATATAAATTCTTAAAAGATATATTACTAAAAGAGTTTGAAGAAATATCAATTCCCATTGAAAATCCTATACAGGATCAGAAAGTAAAAAAGAAAAAGCTTAAAAAGAAAACAATTATGGTAAAAATAAGAAATTAAATACTATTAAATATAATTTTTATTTTGTCAATAACTGATTGATATATTTGTTTCCACGAATATCATCACGAATTTCTATTTTTGCTATATTATTTCTAAAATTTTCTATAGTGTTAGGTGTTATTTTATGTATAAAAATTTCAATACATGATAAAGCATACAAATTATCAATATTATTTACTACTAAATGATGAAATAAATAATTGATATGTTCATTTAAATCATTTATATTTTGTTTCTTTATGTATTTATCAATTATTTTCATTATTTTCTTGTGTATTCCTTCGTTATCTATATTTTCCAATGAAGTTATATCTTTAAATATAACATACTCTGTAATAAAAACAAATAAATTTAATGTATCTAAAATATCATTTATAACAATTGATTCTTCTTTTGTGTAAGTCATATTTTTTTTAAAATCTGTATTTATTTCAAATAATGTTTTTTTGTATACAAACAACACCGCATCTTTGGATGATAATTGTAGAAAAGAATTGCCTTCTTCACCTATTTGCTCTATAAATTCAATGTAATATAAAAATGACTTATTTAAATGAGAATGAATCATGTTAACATTTCTAGTATACAGAAATAATACATTCATTACATTTTTAAGCATTGATATACCTTTTTTTATTACAGACATAGAGTATTGTTTATTTTTTTGTTTTATAATACTATTAAATGATTTAAGATAGTTAAAAATAACATTTATGAATAATGTGTATATCGTTTTTTTATTTTTTTCATCAAAATTTATAGGCAAGTAATTTTTTTTATTCAATATTATATCATTATTTTCCATATTAAATATAATATATTTTATTATATAAATATTAACTTAAAGATTTATTTTTATTCTATATAAATGGAAACAGAACAATCAAGTTCTCAGACAACTACTACCTCCTCTAATTATAAACTACCATCTGGAATAACATTGCAACATTGTGCTAAAATAGCAATTGTTGAAGATCGTCCAATTATGTTTGATTACTGGACCGCATCATGTGACAAAGAAGTTTTGATTGGTGTTCGTGAAAGTGGTGAAAAACTTTTAGTTAAAAATGAAGAAGAATATACAAGTCCTATCTCAAAGATATATAAGGTTGAAGGTGAGTATATTATCATGACAGAAAATTCAATATATGTTGTTTCTGCTGAAATTCCTACTAAGCGCGTCCGTTAAATTAAGTAAAAATAAATAATTTACAAAAATATTTATTTTTATATTTGATAATTAATATTTACAAACACTCTTTTAATTTTTCTCTATTTTCAGGCGTAATTGTTTTTGGAAATTCAACTTTAAAATTAATTATTAATTTTCCTGTTACATTTTCTCGAGTCATGCCAAGATTGGGTAAACTTGTATTACTATTATTATTAATAATACAAAAGTTTTTTACTGTATCTACTTTGTATTTTTTTCCATTAATGTGTTCTATATCCATTTCAAGACCAGTTAATGCTTCTTTTAATGTAATTGTTTTATTATATACTAAATCAACTCCTTTTCTAATAAATACAGTATCATTCGTAATATTAAAAACTATTTTAACATCTCCTTGTTCTGAATCTTCTATTGCATGACCCTTACCTTTTAATACAATAATTTCATTATTGTCTATACCTCTTGGAAATTTTACATAAATATTTTCTTTTTCAACTGTTTTGACATTATCAACCATGATCCATCTATTTATTTCTAAAGGTATTACACCTCCATTGTAAGATTGTTCTATAGATATTGTTATATGCTGCATTAATACGGGATTTTTCTTTTTAATTGGTCTACCATTATAAAAAACTTTAAAATTTGTATTTGCGTTTGTATATTTACCTTGATTTTGTTGTGGATTTAAATTTCTAGGAAATCCGTTCTGGAAAAACATAGACATCACATTACTCATGTCATGTGGATTAAATCCGTTATTTGGAATATTACCATTTTGTTGCATATCATATATTCTTTTTTTATGTTCATCACTTAGTGTTTGATACGCTTCGTTTATCTTTTTAAATTTTTCCGCATTACCATTAG